TCACAATTAATTTTTTGTGAAGGGTTTGTTCACAAGTATATACTCTTTAGTATAGGTAAGGTTTGGCTGCGCGTCAAATAGGGGCTAGCACCCCATTAATTTTAGGTCACATAACCCCATTATTCATTGTCATATACAATCAATAATTTTAATTTACTTGTCATAATTGGTAGGTGCTTGTCCTACTTAGCGATTTAGAAATGGAGCCCACAACAAACTCTACGTAGCTACCCGTTTATTCCAGTCTATAAACCCATTAATATTTAAACTCATCGCCATCATCGCTAATAGCCATCGCATAAATAATACACCCACATCCAACAATTGTCCAGTTCAAAATCAATGCACTTATTCCAAGTAACATCCACATTAACCATTTATTCATATCATTATTATTCTTTAATTTTCGTAATCATCCACTCGGGGAAGGTCCACTTCTTAGCTATTCTATGTACCTTTATTCCCCAATGTTTGAGGGTAAATATTTCATCAAGGCAAGGTTTACATACAATGTGCTTATCCGGTCCTTCCGACTTCACCGTAATCTCTACCCACGCTGAATTTACTTCATCACACACATTACATCTCCTCTTCCACTTGACTTCCTTAATTCTCCTCATATACCCATTTCATTCCACCACTCATCATCATCATCTTCATAGAATTCTTCCAATCGCTTTTGCTTGCGCTTCTCATCCCACTCTTCCATCCACATCACAAAATAAAATGTTGCTACTATAAGTGCTATTACACCTACTCCTGCTAAAATTGTTACCATAACCTTATCTAATTTAATTAATAACTGTATATACGTAGTAAAATGATGCGATATGTAGAGAAGAGCTTGAAGCTTTGTTTTTTCTAATTTTTGTCTACTTTATTTCTCATTCTATCACTTACCTATTTACTATAACCCTTATTCCGTCCCATCACTAAAACCACTTAAAAACCCATAAACAAAAGCTCCTAATAATATAATTACTACTATTGCTTTAGTCCATTCCATTTATCTAACTTTTATTTTTGTTTTTACTTTATTTAAAGCTTTATCCATTCTATCTGCTACTTCCATATATGGATGTTTTTTAGCTAATTTTTGGGATTCTTTCATAACTTCATTATATATTCCCAACTCACGTGCTTCATATAATATGTCTTCTGTATTTGCCATTATAATAGTCCTTTATCTTTACATTCATTTAAAAAATCATTTGGATACATTTGTATTCTACCTGTATAACTTGGATTATTTATTTTTTTATTTTGTATAGTAACCTTACATTTAGCTGCTTCATATGCTATTCTTTGTCCTAATTCACCACCAGCAGCATGACCTAAATAATCATACAATGATAAATAATCTCCTGTATATTGTTTTTTATTTCCCATCCCAAACGTATTCACTTAAATCTTGTTTTGTTATTCCCCAATCTTCTGCAACACCATCTTTACCTCTACAGTAACCGCAGAAATGAGGTACTTTATCTCTTTCTACTTGTAATTCTTCCCATGTATCTATCTTATCTAAATCAATAAAATCTTCATCTGTTATTACAAAATTATGTTGTCCCTCAAATTGCTTATCAAAATATTTAAAATATGCTATTAATGGACATAAATAAATTTTATTATCTACTAATTGAGTACAACTTTTTCTCCAATAACAATCATAAGCTAATTCCTTATAGTTATCTTTAAATTCACTGTGTAACCATTTAGAACCAAATACTGCTTTATCTTCTGAAAAGGTACTGTACCAATACCAATCAATTTTTTCCTCATTTAATTTAGCAAAAATAGTATCATAATCAATTTTCATACCTTGTTCATCATTTTTATATAATGACACACAAACTCTTACTTTATTTCTTCTTAAACATTCAAAAAACTCTGGCTTTTGTCTAGGTACTAGAATACCATTAGTTATTAATTGTAAAGGACCTTCATCATATTCATAAGGAAATAATTGTTTAACATGATCAATACAAGGTATTAATTGTTTAAATAATAAAGGCTCCCCACCCATTAAAGTAATTTTTTCTAAATAATCAGGATGACCATTATTAGTTAATTCATATACTTTTTGAAAATCATGTTTAATTTTACCTAATGTTTTAGGAATTTCTCCTTTAGTACTTCTTAAGTTGGAAAAATGAGCACAAGATTTACAGTTAAGATTACATCTATCTATAACATGATATTCAATTCGAAGTTTATTACTATTCATAACTTACATAAATTAACTCTTTATCATATTTATGCATTTTTTTAGGATCTTTACCTTTAGCAATTTTATGTGTATCTCTTAAACGTGCTAATTCAGAATCTACTTTAGATAATGTTGGAATATTTCTAACTGAAATAGTGTTTCTAACACCTATTTTTGTTTCTGTATCCTTATTTTTGATAATAGGGGCATTATCAATATGAACTGTTAATCTGTAACCCATGTTTTTGTTTTTAATATAATAATTTTATTTTACTTCTCCAAATTACTTTGTTTTTCTTTTATATCTAAATGCCATTCCTCCATATCATCAATAGTACTTTTATCATTATCAACAACTATTTTTAACATACTATAAGGATCAACATCCTTATTAGTTGTAATTAATCTATATTTTTGATATAACATTTCATCTTTTTCTAAACAATGATCACATACAATTCCTTTACCTACTGTACTTGTTACTTGATCATATGTTATTACATCTGCTAATAATTTTTCATTAATTTCCTTTTTTGGATTATCATACCAAAATTGACCATATTTTTTGTCCCATTTTTTAATTAATTTTTCGTATTTTTCAACTAAAGGAGACATTGCTGTATACATTTCTTTATTAGTAGTTTCAGCACCACACCAATCACATTTATTTATAGATCCCATACACTATGTTTTCTTTTACGTTTATGATAATTATACCAAAGTTTTTTAATTAATTTTATCATCCCAATTTTTTAATTTATAAGCTAATGTATCCATTTGATAGCTGTAAGTTAAAAATTTTATTAATAATTTTTTTATCATTCTCCTCTATTTACATAACTATACCACCAAACAGCAATTGATGCTAATACAACAACAGATCCAAACACATATAATAAAAACCAAGGACTATTATAATCTGCTAAAAATGCTGGGGTTACCATAACTGCTAACCATAGTAAAAATACCCAACCAGTATTAGTTTCTAATTTCTTTTCAACTTTATATGTTAATTCTTTATTAATTAGTCTATTTAAGGCACTCTGCATATCTCTTCCATACACAGGTTGTTTATGGATAGTACCGTCTTTTTCACCTATTGTAACTAAATATTTGTAATAACCTTTGTATGATTTACTTTCACCTAATAACTTACAAAAAAGTGCTCTACGTTTATCGTATTTTTTATTAGCCATTTTTTATATCATTAATTATATTATCCATTCCTTCAATAGTAACACCTTCAGGAAATACTGATTCAAATACTTCTCTACCTGCTTGTTTATATCTTTTTAAGATAAAGTTTACTTTTTTTCTTCTAATAACATACTCATCATATGTTTCATTTTCTCCTCTAACAGGATCCATATTTAAATTTTTAAATAAGGGTTTAAAATCTTTATTCATCATAACTATCTTTTTTTAATTTACTATAAATTGCTTTTTGTTTTTGTTTTCTTAATTTAGTTGATTTTTTTATATGTTGTTTTTTCTCTCTTAATTGTTGTAATACTTTAGTATTTCTAAATTTTTTTTTAAAACGTTTTAATGCTCTATCAATTTTTTCATTTTTACCTACTTTTATTACTAACATATATTATTTTTTAGTCCACACTTTTGATTTACCCTCTAATGATTCTTCATATTTGTATCCTTTACTATTTAAATAATTAGCAACTTCATTCATAGTTAAGGTATTATCTTTTAATATATTTTCGATTTCTAATTTAATTAAATCATCCATTTTGATGTAAATATAACCATCAACTATTTGTTTAGAACAACCATCCCATATTTGAGATATAATTTCTTTATCTAAATTCATAATTTATTTTTTAATTTTACTAATTCACTACATTTTTCATAATCTTCCTCTTCAACATAATATTCTATCATACCATCTAAAACTTCCATTTTAGTTGTGTTTGATAAAAATTCCTGTGAAGGATCAACTAATAATGGTACATCAATGTCTTGATCAAATAATTCTTTGACTGTAACATTACCCATTAATATATTAAAAGTATTGTCATTAGCCAACCTAGCTAATTCTTCATCTGTAATCTCATTTTGGAGATTATTATTAAAAAAGTTTTCAAAATTTTCCATATGTTATAAATATTCTATTATTTCTGCTTCTTGTATTATTTCACAAAAGAAAAATACATTATCATTTTGTAGCACATGATTATAACCCATCTCATCTCTATACATTTGTACCCAATCAAATCTTATCTGATTATTTTGCATAAACATATGTTTAGATATTTCATTTTTAACGATATAACCTATATCATTTACATATTTTATGTAATGTACTCCTATCATTTCCAAAATACTTGAATTAGTACTAATATTAATGCTAACAATAAACTTACCATTACTTTAAGAGAAATTCCTTCTCCCATAAGCCAATTAGTAAATACAGCAAATGAAATCATACCTAAAGCAAAACCAAGTAACCTACCAGGCCAAAGTAAATCATCAAATGCTATAAATGCCCATTTTGTAGCATAAATATATCCTAAGCTAATTGGTATACCAAATAAACTTAATATAAAAGGATTATTTTTACACCATTCAGATATAAATTGTCCATTTGTTTGAAACCAAACTGCCGATTGGGTTACCAAAAATATTAATATTGTATATAATAATGCTTTGCTCATATTAAAAATATCTCCAAGTTAACCTAAATACACCTAAATAAAGGTTAAATTCAGTCCAATCATCTTCAGCAACATCATTTTTACCATAATATGACGCACCTATTAAAAAACTATCTCCTGTTGTTACTATTTGAAAATCCATACTATTCTAATTCTAATTCTAAGTTAATATTATTGAATTCTGGGTCTTCAGTTTCCATCAGTTCCTCATCTGTTGGTTCATAATCATCTAACTCATCAAATTCATTTTCCCATTTAGCTTCTTCAGCTGCAACTTTAGCTTCAATTTCTTCTTGCTTACTTTTATCTATTTTCCAAGCTATAGGAGCTAATAAACCTGCATTTTCAATTACAGACCATATTCTCTCTTTCCATAAATCCATTTTAACACCATCAATTACACAATAATAACCTTTATGTGTTGTAATATCACCTAATCTATCTAAAAATGACCTAGTTAAAATATCTAATTTACCTCCAATCTCAAAGTTTTTACCATACTCTTCATTACCATTAGTATTGGCTTCAAACATTTCTTTTATCTCAACCCACTCATTTGTGAGTACTAATCTTTTTACTTTTGACATAACTTTTATTTTTTAACTCTAATAAATTCACCTTCATATGATACCATTCTTCCTAATATAGGATGAACTATACTACTAGTATCATTAACATTTTCTCTTTGGTGTTTTTTTAAACTATCTAATTTTAATAAATTAATAAATAATTTACCATCCACTAATTTACTATTATCTGTATTTACTCTAATTTTCGACATAACCTTTATTTTAATTATTATTATTTTTATTGTAAACCTAATATTGATCCTAAAATTATCATTAAATAAAATGATGCAAACATTAAAAATACTGTTGCACTTTCTAACAACATTTCTTTTGGATTTGACTTACATTCACTTACAAACTCTTTAACTAATTCTAACATAATATTGGTTTTAATTATTAACTCATTTACGGGGTAAATATACGAAGGGAATCTGGCTTCTCCAAATCCCTTCGTAATTACCTTTTACATATTTAATGGGGCTTCAAACAACCAATTTACTTTATTTTTACTATCTAAATTAAAGTATAATTTATTACCATTACCACCTCTACGATTCTTACTAAAATGTAAGTAACGACCTTCTTCATCAAACTTTAAATGACCCATTGCTGTTGTCATGTGTTTAATTTTATTTGATCCAACGAACATACCACTTTTAGTAACTTGTTGAATAACTAAAAATGTTGTATTTATATTATCCTCATTATTACCTTGATTATGTTCATCTAATAATTGAAGAATTCTATTTGTATTTGACTTAACTGAACCACCAAATTGCTCAACATAACTATCTGAAATTTCAGCAAGTGAATCAATTAAAACACAATCATAACCTTCTTTTAATGCTGTTCTTAATACAACATCAGGATTAACTTCAGCATAATCACCCATAAATAGAATATCTAATTTACCAAATTTTGGAAATCTACGAACATATCCTACCATATCAATTGCATTCATCTCACCTGAAATAAATAAACATTTTTTACCACCTTTTTGAAGATCAGCAAGAACATCTAATAATACTGTTGTTTTACCAACACCAGGATCACCTGTAACTACAATATTAGTTCCGGGCATTACACCTTTATCTGAACTGAAAAATTCATCAACCTTAGTTTTAGTACGCATTGGTTTAAATAAACCTTTATTAAAACTTAAGTCATTCATTTTAACTGTTTTAATACTCATTACTTTTCTTGGACGACCTCTTTTTACTGTGTTTGACATATAACCTTTATTTAATTTAATTGTTTGTAACTCATTTACAGGGTAAATATACGAAAGATATCTCAGGAAACCAAATATCTTCGCATGAATCTTTTACATACTTTCGTAATACCACTCATTATCTAATGCAGCTGAGCATGTTATTGTACAATCATCTTCAACATCATTTTCTTTTCTCCATTCTAATAATGTTTTTCCACCATAAAGTTTTAACATAATTTCTTCAATTGCTGAAGCAAAATTATTTCTTTCATAATATTCATCAAAAGTAATAAGTGCATTTTTTTCATTAACTGCCGAAAATAATACAGTATCTTCATTTGATAATCTTTGATAAATTTCTTTGTGATTGTTTTTTAAATTCATAACCTTTATTTTTATTTTGTTTTCCGGCGTCATGCCTTATTTACAGGGTAAATATACGAAAGCTCCTTCGGGGAACCAAATATTTTTGCGGGAGTCTTTATCTTGTTGTTAGACCGTGTACTTCTTGAATAAGATATTCTAATTCACGTTTAGCTTCTCTAACATCCTCATCAAGTAATTCTTGTATTTGTCTTAATTTTCTGTATAACTCGTCTTTACTCATAACTTATTTAATTATTCCTTTACTTAATATTAAAGGTGATTCATCTTTATTTATTTTAATACGAAAACAATTATCAAATTCTTCAACTATTAATTCTTTATTTTTGTATGATTTATAGTTATTGTAAACGTATTTTATGACTTGGCTTTTAGTTTCTTCGTTCATTATGATACTTTAGTAGTTAGAATTAAGGGTTCATCATTTGCATTTATACGAATATGAGCCACTATTTCTCGATCTTTATTAGATTCACCCCATTCAATTATTAATTCTTTATCTTTATATTCTGGGTAGTTTTCCCATACATATTTTTTTACTTGTGATTTAATAATATCTTTTATCATAACTATTATTTTATAATGGTTTTCCTAATAATACTTTAGTGTACATTTTTCCAGCAATTTTTCTTTGATATGAACCATCATCATTCATTTCAATTTCCTTACCTTTTAATGCTTTTTTTATTGTATCTTTATCTGTTACCATAGGTACTCCTTTGCCTAACATTATATCTTTTATTCTACCTGATACTTCAACATAATGTCCACTTTTCTTTAACTTATCAGCTTTATGATTTACTACTGCTGATTTAGCTGCTTTAGAACCATCGTGACCTGTTGCTACAAATTTTTCACCTGATGATTTTTTCTTACTTACAGATACTGCTTCAATATCTGGATCATCATCTAAATTGATTACTTCATAATCCGCTTCACCTTCACCATCAACTACGTCATCAGGAGATTTATAATTAGAGTGACCACCTATTGAAGCATAAGCTGTGTTAATTAAATCAAATATATCCCCAGAGTATTCTGCTTGTTCAGTATCATCTAAATCTACCCATTTACCTTTAGGTAAATCTTCATATAATTTACCTTCCTTAAGGTATTTTTTTAAATCAAAGTTACTCATATTATTTTTCTAATTCAGGATGAAATAATATATCTACTACTTCAGCGTCTTTTTTAATTGATTCCCCATCTACTTTAACTTCAGCTGGGTAGACTTTAACATCATCTCCATACCAATACTTTATCCTATAACCACCATTATCTAATAATTCTACTAATAATCCTCTTTTATAATCTTGTGATTCAGCTTGTAATACAATTTCTTTACCTCTAGGTAAAATAAGTTCGGCACTAGGTACTCTATTGCCTTCATCTTCTTTAGCTTCCTTAAGATATTTTTTTAAATCAAATGTATCCTTCATCATGCATTTTGTTATACATATCAATAAAAATAGTAAGTGGTACTCTATGACCCATGTTATTTTCTAAATGCATGTAAAGATCATTCCAATCTCCTCTTAACATATTAAATGTTTTACTAGGTGAAATAACATCATCAGCAGCTCCTAAAGCTACTATACCTTTTACTCTTTCTTTACCTGATGTTAAACCATCAACTTCAAATGTTCTACTATGAACTGCAGGGTTGAATGCTAAAACAGGAATACCAGTATGACTAGCTAATGCTAAAGCAAAATAACCACCCATACTAGATCCTATAATTAAATCAGGTTGTTCTGTTTTAACATAATCTAACCACTCTTTAAATACACCTTTTTGTGTATAATCCATAGCAGGTGCTTCAACAATGTCAGCTGCATTATCTAAAAATTCAACCTTAATACCACCTGGTTTGCTTTCTAATCCGTGAAAATATATTACTGATTTCATATTAACTTTCTATTTCACATCTTAATTCATACGCATCTTGCTTGGCTTGCTCAATAGCCATAATATCATATGCTTCATCTTCAGTGATACAAATCTCTTCTGTACCATTCCAAGCGATTGCACATTCATCTCCTGTTAATTCATCTGTAAAAAATCTTAATACTTGCATAACCTTTATTTTTTGTTCGTAACTCATTTACGGGGTAAATATACGAAAGATATCTCGGGTATCCAAATATTTTACGCGAGATATTCAAATACACTTCTACGTGAAGTTTTATATCGTTCTTTTTCTAATTGTAGTTGAAGTGAATATAAGTTACATAACATTTTTAAACCACCAGGTGTATTTTCTTCAATATCAGCTGCTAATTCTCCATCCATATTACTAAAAATATACCTTAAATGATCTACTGAACCCATCATATGTCTAATTTATTACTTACTTTTTCCCAATAACCTACAGTCATTTCATTTTGCATCCCATTAGGTCCTCCATTCCAACATCTAGCTATTTCCTCAGCTGTGTTTAATTTATAATATTTACAGTAAATATCAAACATTTGAATTGATTTGTTTCTTGACCACCTATCATTATAAGAATATCTTACTGGTAGATTTTGTCTTTTTAATATTCTATTAATATCATCTACCATACATTTTCTAATTTGTAAACAACCCACAGCATCTTCACTAGCATTATAAGCTAAATTATTATAACTACTTTCAACAAACATAATAGCTGATATTAGATGGGTTGTATTGTTTATATAATTATAGTCATATATTTCATATTCCCATTGTAATGTGTCTATTTCATGTTTTAAACTGTCTATAATTAAATCCTTAGTATCAATTTGATGCTTTAATTGATCTATTGTTGATGTTGATTTAGTAAATAAAATTACACAAGCTATTACTGATAATAAGATAATAGTTGTAGAGAAATATTTACAATCACTGTTAGATTTTGTCATTACCATAATTAAAAATTTTTTAAAAAGTCTCCTTTAATTTGTTTTGATTTTAATTTATCTGATTTTTCATCGTTTTTTAAAATCTTAGTAGCTAATTTTTCAAGATGCTTTTCTTTTTGTTTATCATAATCATTAACAATCTTGTTATGTTTTTTATTTTTTAAACCTTTATATTTTTTCATTATATTCTTGATATATAATCTTCTTCATCATTATTATTACTTAAACCTAATTTTTCTAATTGTTGAAGTTGATAATCATCTAATTCCCACTCAACATTTCCTTGATTTACTGGTTTATGATCTTCAATACCTTTAATTTGTTTATCAGTAAAAATATCACCTACTGTAAGAAAATAATGATTATAACATAATAATTCAATATTTTCTTTTCTATAATTTTTTTTATTATTATCTTTAAAGTTTAATAATAAAGGTATTTTATAATCATTTACCCTACGTTCATTAAATTTACATACAGCACATTCTTCTAATAGATGACCCTCTGTAATTAATCTATATTTTATTTTATCAGGGGAAAATGACGATGCATCAACCCTACCTTCAATTATATCTATTAGTGCTGGTTCTTTTCCTTTACCTCTTAAAAATTTAGGAATACCTTTACCACACTGATTTTTATGTTGTTCAAATAAATTATCATGAGTATTACTCTCATATAATTTGGCCCATTTTTTATAATGTATATAACTTACATTAAGATACCTAGCTGCAGCTCTATTACTTAGAGTTTGAGACATTGCAGCTATAATTTGTTCCTTACTTAAAGGTTTAGCTTTCGGCATTTCCGAATTTAACTTTTTTATTTAATTCTTGTTGTTTTTTATAAGCATCATATTGTTCTGATGTAACAACTTCAATAGTATTATAAGTATGATCACCACTACCTCCTGTTATATTAATTGCTTTTTTTGGTCTTTCTGTTGAACAATTAATACAAAAGTCATATCCAAATTTTGACAATCTTAATTCAGGCATATCCGCTCCACATCTAGAGCAACTTATCATTTCCATATTTCTGTAATGTTTATGAGATAAATATACGAAAGATATTTAAAATATCCAAATTATTTATCGGAGTATCTAAATTTTATATATGAGAACAAATCTTTAGGATCCTTTAGTATAAATTTTTTATCGGATCCTTCTTCAACTAATGGAATAATTTTACCATCTGGGCCTACTCTATCATATAAATAAAACATAATAAGATTAGTTGTATCTAACCCAAATTGAAGTTTTAACATATTTTCTATTACTATCCAAAGGGGATCAACTAATGAGTGTACATCTAATCCTATCTCAACAACTTTCTCTTCTAGCTCCTTTGCTTTTTCTAGTTGTTCTACAAATAAGATAAATAACTTTTCTTCATTTTCACTAATATTATCCTTAATAATAATATCACTTCCTAACATCTGTTTAAATAAACCTCTGATGTCACCTTCACCTTCAAATAACTCACCCACTATTTTATAGATTCTTTTTTAGAACAACACTCATCTACTTTTTTAGTAGTAGAACACCCACTAAATAATGTTAATGCAACTAATAATACTACCATACCAATAATAGCATACCATGCTGCTTTAGCACTATTTTCATAGTTTTCTTTACTTTTTCCTTGGAATTTCATTTTTATATGTTTTTGTTACAATAAATAATTCTTTAAATTTATCTAGAGGCATTTGTTTTAAATCAGCAAACCACTTATATGCTTCTTCATTAGAATGAAATGATTTTCTGGTTATAACTTCACTTCCACCTTTATAAAATAAACCGTATTCTGTCATGTTTTTGTTGTTAATATATGAAAAATTTTTTACTTCTCCAAATTATTTAATATAGATTTTATCTCAGCACATTTTTCATATTCTTCATATTCTTCAAAATAATTACTAATTTTTTTTAATGCTGATGGGTAGTATAATGATGATAATTTAATTATAACAGATAAATTTACTATGTTAAATAACTCAACTGTTGTCCATTTATTTTTAATTGCTTCCTTAATAGCTTTAAAAGAATCTTTCATTATAATATCTCTAAATTCTTCTTTATTAGATAATTCTTTTAACTCCCTTTTAGTACTATAACTTATCTCAATACTTGTAATTTTTCTTTTTTTTGTCTCTTTCTCCATAGTAATAAATTTTAGGGGTTGATGGTTATAAATATTAATCAATTACAATTAAATTCATGTCAAATTTAGGATTATTACAAATAATATTATTTAATGATATTTTATTTTTAATGTATAACATAATATTACCATATTCATATTCTCCTTCATCATAATTAGCAATTATTAAATGAATTTTATTAATTATTTCAAAATCAGAGTTTTCTAATGTATTACCATCTATTACTAATTTTACATTATATTCTAATATATGATCATCTTGAAGATTAAAAATTTGATTGTAATGATCTAAATTATGATATTTTGATGTTTTTTCCCACTGTTCATCTGTAAAATTAAGTAGTTTATTAGCTAATTCATGTTCTTTAGATACATTATTATTTACTATTTGACTTACAGTGGCATCATCAATCCAAACTCTAGAAAATAAAGGTTCTATATTATTAATAATGTGAGGAGGCAATTTAGAACTATTTTTTATTTCTAATTCTACATCATATTTTACTAATTTTTCTGTACCATGATTAAATCCACCCCACTTTCTTATAAAACGTCTTAATTCAATTTGATCTGCTTGTTCCTGTAGTTTAACCCTATTTTGAGCTTCAGTATTATCTTTTTTGAACCAATCTTTTCCTCTAGATGAAGTACATGTAAAATGATACACAACAGCATTAAATGTTTGTTTTAATTTAATTCCTTTATGTAAACATCTTTGTACTAAGTCAGAATCTTCTCTTGATCTTCTAAATAATGTATCATATCCTCCTATATCTAACCATACATTTTTATAAAAAGTAATGGGAGCAAAGAAATAATCTGTTGTTTTATTTTCTTTTATAATTAAAGAATATTCATTCCATTTTTCTAAATTAAAGTCTAAAGGATCTGTTCCAAAATCTTTAGTTATAGTTAAAGGTGATTCGCCATGTAAAGGTGGTTCAACTCTAGTAGCACTTAATATAGTATTCTCTTCAATTTCTTTTAATATGTCTGTATCATAATGAGGAGAAATAACCATATCACTTTGTAAATAACTTACTATATCATGTTTGGCTAATTCAACAAGTAAATTATTATTCCTAGAATAACCTATACATGGGGGTAATTTATGAGTAATGATTTTTAAATCATAAAATTTATCTTTAATTGATTTTAAATATTCATAAGTACCCTGGTTGTCATTATCTATGAATATTAAAATTTCATGCTTATCTCCATCTAAATTTATATCTAAAGAATTAAGTAATAATTTAATATGATTTAATTCATTAATGGCTGTATTGATTACAAAACTAATTGGTTTCATCTAATAACTTTTTATAAGTGTCTTTAATACCTTTTTCAATTCCTATCCACTTTAAATCTGGGAGGTTAAATTTGCCTACATAATCTTTAGCTTTAGTTGTTTTAGCTACAATACCTACTTTATAATCAGATAAATTATTAATTATGTGAGCTATATCTAATAAAGAATAATTTTTACTATAGCTACAATCTATATTTTTTGGGATATGTTTTTCAGTAATATAATAATCTACTAATTTGATTAAATCCTTCATATAAAAGAAATCCATTGATTTATCTTGATGTATATTAATATGTTCTTTATTAATATAACGTTTAATGTTAGATTTAATAAATCTTGTGTCCCACTCATTTTCATCAAAAACTCCATATATTCTTAGGTTGTAGAAAAGAGGTTCAGCATCAATAAATTTACTAATAACTTTTTTACTTAATCCATAGGGATCATTTGGTGTTCCTAATTCAGCACCTGATCCAAAATTAATTAATTTACCAAAATGGTGACTGTTATTATATAAGTTAAAAAACATTTGAAGATTTTGATAAAGTATATCAGCATTATCACTATGTAATCTACTACCTCCTACTACTGCTGTATGGATTACCACATCAAAATATTTACCTTCAAACCATTTATTAGTAGCTTCTCTATCAGTTAAATCAAAATCTTTTCTAGTTATAGAAGTAATATCATACCTATTCATTCCTCTCCATAAACCATTACTTAATGATTTAGCAATATAACCATTTCCTCCTGTTATTAATATATTCATCGTTTTAAATTTAAATAACTTGGCTTTTCATTATACAAAAATTCTTTATATATTGTGTTAGAAGATTTTTTAGGTTTAAATAATTGAATATTTTCTAAAGTAGATAATACTTTTATATCTTCTTCAGCCCAGTGAGAAAATCCCAAGTAGCCATAATCTTTATCTCTACCTCCACCTATTAATTTAACAGGAATATTTTCATGATTTAAATAATTTCTAAGTAATTCAAATGGTCTATAAAGCACAAATGGTGTAATTGAATATACTAATGGTATAAAACCTTCCATAGCTAAACCTACTGCTGTGCCAACCATAAGTTGTTCAGATGACATTACATTATAAAATCTATCTGAATAATCTATTTTTATTCTATCCCAAAGGCCATATCCTAAGTCTCCAGTTATCAAAACTATATTTTCATTGTACGACATTTCGCCGTGTAAAAATTCTGCAAATTCTTTTCTCATAATGTTGATTTATAATCTTCTTCTGACATTACATGGTAATGTGCATTTAATCCTCTTAAAAATGAATATTGGTTTACACTAGTATATCTAATATTAATTGTAGGTAAAAATGCTTTAAGTCTATCAACTAAATATTTTACATCTACTTTATCATAAGCAGCATAACCATTTACATTAACATAAACTTCTATATTTGATAAATTGCTTTCTTTAATAAATCTTAAAGCTTCCCAAACTGAACCTTCAGCTGATTCCCCATCACTAATTAAAACATATACTTTTCTATTTTTATTAGCTAATGCTCTACCCACAGCTACTGTTATTCCTAAACCTAAACTACCTGTGGAACAATAAATTCCATTTTCTTCATCTCTATGCGGATGGCCTCCATGTTTAAGGAATAATTCTTCTGCATTTTTTCCTTCATATTTTTCTAAAGCAGCATATAATGCTAAAGAAGCATGCCCTGAAGATAATATAAATATGTCATCTGGGTTTTTATTTCCGTATATTTCATCTATAATACCTGCTGCTGATAAATAAGATCCTAAATGGCTTAACTTATGTTTATAAGCTACTTCTAATATTCTTTTTTTTAAATCTACCATATAAAGTTTTCTTTATAATATTCAACTATTTCAGGCAATTCATCATCAAATTTCTTTTTAGGTGACCACCCAATACTTCTTAATTTACTATCATTTAAAGCATATCTTACATCTTGTCCTACTCTTGAATATGAAAAATCAAAAAATTGATTTTTATCTTCATCATAATAAGGAAATGTTGCTTTTAATTCTTCATCTTCACCATGATATAATGTAATAATTTTATCTACTGTTTCCCAGTTTGATTGTTCAAATCCTCCTGCTATATTATATATTTCATTATTAATACCAGATTCAACAATTTGAATTGTAGCATCAGCTGTATCTTGAGCATGTAACCAATTTCTAATAGGTGTACCATTATTATGTAGAGGTATTTTTTTACCTAAACCTAAATATTTAATTGATTTTGGTATTAATTTTTCAGTATATTGTCCTACACCATAATTATTAGTTGGTCTTACAATTACATAAGGTAAGTTATAGGTTCTAGCCCAAGCTAATATAAGTTGATCTGCTGCTGCTTTGGTTGCTGAGTAAGGGTTACTAGGTTTTAATATATCAGTTTCTAAATGCTCTCCTTCTGTTACATCACCATATACTTCATCTGTACTAAAATGCAACAATGTTGGTTTATCTTTATTTTCACCCCTGTAATTTCTAATCAATTCTAATAAATGATGAACCCCGTTAATATTTGAATGTAAAAAATCTTCACTTTTAACTATAGAATTACCAACATGGGTTTCTGCAGCTGTGTTTATGATATAATCACATTCATATAAAAATTCTAAATCATTTATATCACATTTTACAAATGAAAAATTAGTGTATTTATTAAATTCATCTAGTAAATTATTATTAGAAGCATATGTCATTTTATCTACTCCTTTAACATACCAACCTTTTTTTAGGCAAGTACGTGTTATGTAGGATCCAATAAATCCTAAACATCCTGTTATATATACTGTTTTTGTCATGCTATTTTATAGTGTTTGTGTGTTAATAAATAAGTATCAAGTACTTTTTGTTGTACCTCATCATCTATATATGGATTGTAACGTTCATCTGAATAAACCATTTGTAATCTAGATTGAAGTTTATATTGTATCATTTCTTCTTCGTTTATGTTAGGGTTTGAATCTATTAATGATATTTTATCTTTCCAAAATAAGGGTAAATCTTCTAGTGTAATTTTATCATCAACCCCATCTTTATTAAAAGCGTAATAATTTGAACTTTTTGGGTTAAGATTTACCCACCCTTCTTTATAATCATTATAACCATATCTTATTTTTATTTCACCTTCAAAAAATCCCTCTGGTATTGATAATGAAGGACAAATATTATTTCCTATTTTTTGGTGCATATACCCATCAAAATGTCTTAATTGTTCTTTATAAGGTATAATAATTTTTTGTTGAGGTAAATTAATATTATAATAATTTCTTATTTTAAGTAAATCTATACCACCTATACCATCTGTTCTTGGTAATTTTACCTCATCACCCCAATCTCCTGTAAAAAACCAATCATAATATAAAGATTTTGTAATTATATTTAAACTGTCTATACAAATTCCTTCATAGGATAAATAATTATCATTAATTTTAAAATTATTATTAAGTTTTCTTGGAGTAGATTCATTTAATTCAATATATCCACTTTTAGCCCATCTTATATTTTCTGGGAAATGGGATGTTATTATAGTAGAATTTTTATTATTCTTAGCTACTTTTACTAAATCTTTTAAGTAAGAATTATTAGAATCTATAAATATATGATCATGATTTCCTAAATAAAATATTAAATCACTATTTAAATCATCATATAACGCTTGCCATTCTTTTTGTAATTCACATCTTTTGGATGAATATATAAATTCAATATTTTTAAATTCTTTAGCAATAAAATTATAAATGTTTTTATTATCTTCTTCATTATAATGGTTAGAATCTAATTCTATATTTATTATAGCTTTTGACCAAGGATAAGCTTTAGCTAAACTAGCTAAACTGTATTTAGTAATATCTAATTTACTGTTATTGGGTAAATTACCTCTATCATAAATTACGTTTTGATTTGCCTTAGAAACTGTAAGGAAAACATTAAATAGTAGTACCATCTTCAATTATATTTTTTAAATGTAGTTCATATAAAGAATCATTATCTAACACAAATTCTTTTATTGCTTTATCATAATTAATCTTAGCATATTTTAACATTGAATTATATTTTTTTTCATTTAAATTATCCAATATATTATCTAATTCTTCTTGTGTATTAAAAGTAAGAATACCTCTTGTATCAAAAAATTTACTTATATTAGGACAACCATAATATATAGGAATTGTTCCTGTAATTATACATTCCACTAATTTTTCAGTAAAATAATAATCATTTTTTGAAATATTATTTTCAATAGCTAAAGCAAAAGCATAATTATGTAGTACATCTAATTTGCTTTCAACTTCTTTAATTCCTTTACCATATAAATCAATCTTATCTTTTGAATTTTTAATAAAATTTAATCTAACATTATGTCCCGGGAGAAATGCTTTAGCTGATGTGATACAAACAGCTCTATTAAATTGATTTTTAGGAAACATTTGTATTGTTTTATCAACATCAAATTCACCAATTACCTTAGGATAATAAGGAGGTATATTCATAGCATTAGGAAAAACTGAGAATGCAGTTATCCCCTCAGCATTACAAAATCTTGCATTTGGTAATGTATCTAATAAAATTTTATCAAATGTTAAAATAGTATGAAATTTATGAGCATTCTCTTTTACTTTATTCATTAATTTACTTTGGAAATAATCTCTTTGTTCTAATAATCTAGCTACAACTGGAACATCTTTTCCTATTTGGTACTCACCATTTAAGTATTTTTCAATATCCATATCATTAAATAATACTAAATCATATTCACCATCATAAACATTATAACAATAACTAAATTTAGATGGAATAGAACATAATTCTGCACTTGAAACATTTCCAAACACATTTACTTGAGGTAATTTTTTCCCACTTAATCCTTCTTTATACTTCTTTTTATTTCTAATTTCTTCTTCAAATTTAATATTACTACTATCTTCTCTTTCTTTTGTTCTTATACTATTTTGTTGTGAAGCATTATAACAATGGGTATAAAAATCAACAACACCAATTTTATCTTTAGGACACATTTCTAAACAAGGGAATTGATGAGCTAAATCAGCAGCATGCCAATAATATTCTCCATTTATATTAGATTTTAAATCATCATTATTTACTGATTTGATTAAAAAACTTCTAAAAGTACGTAGGTGGGATGCTCTCCAAACATCACTTCTATACATCTTATATTTGTGTATAAAATCTGAATATGGGGTTGATTGTGGGTTAGGTAAGGTTACTTCTTCACTTCCATCCCAACATACAAAACCTCCATAAGTCATCCAACAATCTTTTTCATTATAATATTTATTTAAATTTTCTAAAACATTATCATTATATAACCAATCATCTCCATCTAAATGTACTAATATATCATTGTCATTAGTAAGAAAGCTATCTAAATGCTCAAAATAATTGTATTGTGCTCCTTTATTTTCTTTATTATTAATAATAGTCCAATTACTTAATTCTCCTACTATATCTTTTACTTTATTAAATGTATTATCAGTTGATTTGTCATTAATGTATAATACTTCATAATTATCATAATTCTGGTTAAGTATACTGGCTATATTATATTCTACCCAATCTTCATTATTATAAGATGGAATTATTATTTTAAATTTATTTTTCATAATTCTAAATCTTTAATTCCTTTATTTCTAATTAAATTATGAGAATATGATGTATCTATAACTCCATCAGGTTTTTTATCATTTATTAAATGTCTTACTCCACCTCCAACACCTAAAATAAGCTTATCATATATAATCCCCACTTCTGATAATTGTTTTTCAGTTTCTTTTCTAGAACCTTCTCTTCTACCAGATATAAGAATTATATTATATCCCTTTATATCCCATTCTTGTAATTTTTCAATAGTACCAGGTAGTAATTCCATTTTAAAATTAGGTTTAGATGTTTCTAATGGAGTAACATGTTTTACTAAAGTACCATCTATATCACATATAATAGTTTTAGGTCTATTATTTAAATAACTCATTTAATTTATTTTTAATATTTAATTTTATTTTTTGATCAATATTAGGTTTTATTTTTTTAAATTCTTTAGTTGAAAAAACATAATGACCACATATTTTAATTAAATCTAATTTTTGGTTTATAGGATCAAAATCTTTATTAACCCATTTTATCCATCTTTTAGAATCATAACAAATTTTCCAAAATTCATTTATGTCAATACCTTCTTCTATGTATGAAAGAGTTTCAATTAAACCAAATTCAGGAGCAATATTAATAGCATCTAAACCTAATTCAAACTTAGATTTAATACATTCTACAGGTATATAATCTCCATTATGTTCTTTTGATAATAAATTGTATTTTTCAGCAATTTTAATCATAGATTTAAGTCTATCTTTATCATATTTGCCTGTATTTGTGTTTTCTTTTAAAGATGTCCCAGATTGTATTACAATATATTTAATTTTATTAAACTGTTGAGTTGTTAAATGTTTTTTTAATTCAAATAAAAATATATCTAACTCTTCAACTTCAAATTTTTTTATAGATTCTTCAGTTCCTACTTCATATTCTAATTTTGGATTAATGGAATGGCAATATTTAATCATTTTAACTGTCCATTCTAAACCTTTATCAAATGATGAATATTTTTTCCAAGGATCTATATGAATCATATTAAAATATTTACAATCATTTTTTAAAGAATCAAAACCATCATCATCAACATAACCTTGACCAGGGCCAGCATGATCTCTTTTTAAGAATAAATTTTTAGCATGTTTACTAAAATCTTTAGTATTCCAATTATTTACATATCCTCCATTATATTCGACTTGTCGTCTAGAAGGGATTAAACCAATTTTATTGCCAGTTTCATTAGAAAATTCTTTAATAGCATCTACTATGTTTTTAGACATAGGACCTACATAGATTTTAGGATATCCCATCAATATAAATTTTAAATTGTTCATTTGCCTGTGAATATGCAATACTTTTTCCACTTGGAGTAAATGGTCTACCATCTATTAATCTTCCTTTAGTACTTACTTCAACAGGTGTACAATTAAATATAATACCCTTTAATTGGGGAACCAAATTCCATTGGTTTCTTTTAATGATTTGATATTTTATTTCTAGTAAATTACAAGCATATTGTACTGCTTTACTAAACCCCCCATTACCCAAAATTTTTAAAGGTGAAGATGATAAATTATTTTTAAACATATTTAAATAATTATAAGCTCCTACCCAATCAGTATTATATGCTTTTAAATATCCATTATCATTAATAATAGTATTCGCCGCACCTATATATTTAACTTCTTTAGATAACTCATCAACATAATTAAGTACTTCTATTTTAAAAGGCATACTTATTGCAAATCCTTTAATATCTAGGATTTTTACAGCTTCAATTGAATTTTTTAAGTTATCAGAATAAAAAGATTTATATATAGCATTTATATTTTGATCCTGAAATTTATTGTTAAAAAATTCACATCCATTATTCCCTGGATTAGATGAAAAGGAACAATATATTTTAGTATCTTTATTTATTAACATTAGATAACATTTCTATAGACTTAAACCATAACATTTTTGAGAAATTTTTACTATGTAAAGGTGACATATTCAAAAATATAATAGCTGTCATTAATTTAATTTTATCTAAATCAAATCCCTCATTAATTAACCACTTTTCATATTCATTTTTGAATTGAGATAATTCATTAGGAACGTTAAAATTATAATCAATTATTGCTATACCTTCAGTATATTTAATAAAATCATCACTTTTAGCTAAATTATAAGGTATAATACAACCTCCATATAATTTTGCTAAATCATAATAAATATCTCCACCTTCAGTACTACCACCAAAAGATTCTCTCCAATCTATATATTTAAATGAGTCATTTTTACTATTATAGATAATATTATCAAATTGTAAATCTCCATGAAATAAATCATATATAGGATTATTAAATAAAACCTTTAAATCAATATTTGATAATATATTTTCTAATGAATCATAATCATGTCCATTTATATTATATTTTTTGGTATAATATTTTTTACCAAATCTATCTATAAATTTATTTTTTCTGTTTTCTGTTTTTGTAATATAAAAAGATCTATATAATCCCTTATCACCTTTCCAATGTTTTGATTTAGAAATATTAGAATGTAATACCGATAAGAATTTTTTATATAAGTTAATATCATTATAAGTGTATAAAGTTTTACCTTTTTCCCAATTATAACTTATAAAATTATTAGTACTAGTAAAGTCTGAAGGTATTAAACCATTTAAAATTTCTGCCCTTTTAGATTTGTTTAAAATATTATTTTGATCAGGATGGAATTTTATGAATTTTTCTTCTTTATAAGTTATTTCACTAGTTTCTTTATGTAAGGAAAGAGGATTATCATTAAAATAATTCTTAGTTCTATTTAAATCATCTAAGGTTCCTGTATCTAACCATTTTGATCTCTTAATTGAAAAATTAGAATATTTGTGGGGGTTATAAAATGCTGATACTATTTCTCCATTTTGCATATTATTTTCTAATTCTTCCCAAAATATATTATATTCTAAAATAGAAGCTAATCCAATAAATGCATCTTTAAACCCTTTATTGTTTTTATTTTCAAAATCTAAAACATTTCCTTTAATATCAGATTTTACAGTTGAATATTTTTCTGGGTATGAAGTAGGATAAACCCCTAACCAATTACCATCTTGTGGGGGTAATTCTGAATCTATAATACAATCAGCAACTGCTAAATAAAATGGGCGATCTAAATATTTTTTACACTTAAGAGCTGAATATCCAGGACCTGATTTATTTGAGTTAATATCGTCTACATCTACAAATATAAATTTTCTATTAGGATGAGCTAATTTACAATATTCTTTTACAATATTACCTTTATAACCTAATGCTACAACTATTTCATAATTATCTGGAAATTTATTTATAATAGAAGATATAATAGCTTTATTGTTGATAGGTAATAAAGCTTTATTAATATTAATAGTTAAATCACCTAAACGTTCTCCTTTTCCAGCTGCCAATAATAATACAGCGGGTTGTTTATGTTCCCCCTCAATTTTCCCATCTTTTCTATTAGTATCATCTTCAATTCTAATAACATCATCAACTTCAGGTGTTGACACCTCTTGTAGAATAATATCAGTTAAAGCTATTACCCTATGTTTTTTAGGAGGTGTTACGTTAAAAAATTCTCCAGCTTTCATAATTTTTTTCTCAACTACTCCTTCATCATTTTCTAACCATATTTCTGCTGTTCCCTCTATTAAATAATTTGTTTCTCTTTTATAATTATGGTACTGATAACTTGTTTTATAACCTTTATTGATATAAATTCTTTTATAACAATATTTTTCATTTAACTCTAACCACTCTTCTTTTCCCCAAGGTTTATTTATTATTTTTGTCATAACTTAATTTTATTTTTAATTAAAAAATTGGTTGCAATTACATTGTTCTTTAAAAAACTTATAAGTTTCTTTATTAAACCAGTTTGTTTTAAAATCATTGATTAACTCATTAAATTTTTCAATTGGTCTTCCCCCTAACCCTTCCACAAAATGAAATACTTTTATTTGTTTGTGGTCATGAGTATATAACTTATTATCTTTAACATACCAAGACTTTATAGGACTAGGTTGACCATCTAATAAATTTCTTTCTACCAAATAATTATAATTTAACCCATGTATGTTTTGGGGATAGCAATTTTTAATATTACCCTTTTCTATCATATCTGTTCTTGGTACCCCTTTAGATCTACAATTATATGAAACCTTACTTAATGGATATGGGGAATCTACAATCTGTACTTCATAACTCCTATCTTTATGTGCAAGCTCATTTAAACCTCCTTGTATAGAAAAGTGACAATAATGTTCAGTACTTAATGTTATAACTTTTAACAAAGCTTCACTATTATTAAAACAAACAACATCAGCATTTATATTTAAATGATCAATTTCTTTCTTTCCATTTTCTAATTCTACTTCTATAGTAGGTGTTAACCAATGTTCAGTAGATTCCTGAATCCAATAATTTAATGTTGCTAAAACTGGTGTTGAGTCATTATCTAAAAATTCATCTAGTCTCCCACATACAATTGTGTCTGATCCTAAAATTATTACTTTTTCATAATTATATTTTTTCATAATTTCATATGCGTAAATATATTGCATTAAAAAAGTTTCAGGAGCATACTCAAAATGTTCTAAAGATTTATTATATTCTTCCTGGTTAGTATAATCTATTTGATAATAATCACATTCTTCTCCGTTAAATTTTAAGAAACTATTTTTGACATTAGAGACTAAACCATCATATCTATCATCTGTGTAATATACTACACATGCCGTTTTATTTTTTTTCATATTAAATGCTATTATTAATTAAACTAGTATCCTTGGGGGTTATATGTTCCATATTTTTTGGAATTTCTATAGGATGAGGACTTAATCCTTTATCTAAATAATGGTCATATAATGATTTTTTTTCATTAGCAATATGAATAATTTTATCATTATTATTAATTATATTATTAAAAATTCTTACAGCAACATCCTCAATAAAATATCTAGAACAATATTGATTTGTGTATACTTCTGGATATTTAGTTTTAATAAAAGGTGCTCTCATTATTTGATAATTAGATAAAATTGATACTATATATTCAGATGCTGACTTTGTTTTTCCATAAACATTTATAGGATTTTGTTTATCATTAACTGAATAATTGCCTTTATCTCCTTTAAAAACATATTCAGATGAGACATATACAAATTTACATTTTATATCTAAACAAGCTTTAACTAAATTTATAGTACCTACAATATTAGTATCAATTGCCTTTTCTTTATTTTTTTCACATCCTACAGTATCAACAAAAGCTGCTAAATGTAATATTATATCAGGGTTATAACTTTCTATATTATGTTTTATATCACTAGGTAATAAAATATCACATTCATCCTTAGTGGGGGAATAAACCTGATATGTATTAGGGATTATTTTTTTTAACTCTTTCCCTAAATTGCCACTTCCTCCTGTAATAAATATTTTCATTATATTATGGTATAAACGCTATTAAATCCCAATTTTCCATATTTTTTCCATTACCCTCATTGAGAGCATCTTCAATAATAAATTTATAATCTGGGTTTATTTCTAATATTTTTGATTTTACTTCTTCACCATCTCCAAAATATAGAGGAATATCATCTACGATAATAGTATGAGTTTTTATAGTATGATTTTTTATATATTCTAATTCACCCCACAAGCAATCAGCATTAACCCCATCTACATGACCATCAAGCCAAAATAAAGTTGGTGAGTCTACTAAATCTAACATTTCACTCATTTTATCATTAGAATGACCATGAAATAATTTTATTTTAGGTTCATCTATAAATTTATAACAACATTGATCAAATAAACCATGATCAAGTTCAACTGATAATATTTTATCAAAATTTAAATCTAAAGCTGTTTGGACAGAATCACCTGCATGGGTTCCTGTTTCAAAAAATATTTTATTATTTAATTTATATTTACTAAATAACTCTTTTCTAGTTAGGGGGTGATCTTCTTTTATTATATTATTCACTTTTTGTTTGTTTATTAATCCATTCATATGTTTTTTTCATCCCTTCATAAAGTGGTTGTGTAGGTTCCCATCCAATTTTTTCTTTGAATAATTTATTATCAGAGTTTCTACCTCTAACCCCCATTGGACAAGGAAAACCATACTTATCTATAAAATCTTGACCATCAAGGTTATTTATTTTTACATTTTTACCAGAAATATCAATTGCCATTTGAGCTAATTCATTTATAGTAACCATTTCTTCAGATCCTATATTAACAGGCCCAACAAATTCATCTTGTCTCATAAGTCTAAGTATAGCTTCTATACATTCATCTATATATAAAAATGATCTAGTTTGTAAACCATCACCCCAAACTTCCATTTTACCATCAGACAGTGATGCTTTTCTACACATAGCAGCTGGGGCTTTTTCTTTTCCTCCATCCCAAGTTCCCATAGGACCAAAGATATTATGGAATCTTGCTACCTTAACATCTAACCCATAATTTCTCATAAATGATAAAAATAATCTTTCGCTAAATAGTTTTTCCCAACCATATTCAGAATCAGGGTTTGCAGGGTATGCAGATGACTCTTCACAATTTGGATTATTTGGGTCTAACTGATTTCTTTCTGGGTACATACAAGCTGATGATGAATAAAATATTCTCCCAACTCCAGTTTTACTTGCTTCTAAAACTGTATTAAGATTTACTAATGCTGAGTTATGCATAATATTTGCATCATTTTCACCAGTAAAAATATAACCTGCACCACCCATATCAGCTGCTAATTGATATACTTCATCAAAGGAATCTATAACTGTAAATGGTTGTTTGTGTAAACTATAACTATAAATTACATCTTTATGGTTTGGATCCCGTTCTATTCTAAATACTGAAGATACTATTGATGGGTCTCTTAAATCACCACATACATAATCATTACACATATCTTTATGGTCCCAAAATTCATGTTGGTTTTTTATATCAACTACTCTTACCCAATAACCATCTTCTTTTAATTTCTTAGCAAGATGACCTCCAATAAAGCCACCTCCACCTAATACTAATGCTGTTTTCATAATATATTATTTAAGTATGTTTTATATTTTTCTATATCATAGTATTTTCTATAATTTAATTTAGATATATTACTACAATGTTGATAAAAATCTTTATCTTCTTTTAAACGTTGTGCTAATATACGAGCTTTTTCTACATCTTCCACATCTACTGATAAATCTGGATGGCATAATCTTTGTGTATCAACTTTTTCATTTCCAATACAAGGTATACCAAAATATGCACAATTTAAACTAAAAGTCCCAGCTGCTATAGTAGGCATTAAATGTACTGCGTATTTAAACGTAGATAACGCTTTCATCCAATCTATCCATGCTACTCGTGGAAGGTGATCTAAATCATGTATACTATCTTCATTTTCACGTTTAGCATGAGAATCTTGCGTCCATTTATCTACCTTAAATTCATCAGCAACTAAATAACTTTGAAAACCACCATACCACCTTGCAAAATTCCCTCCTATAATTACTTTATCTTCAGGTTGAGGAATGATATCTTTAATTAAATCTTCAACAAGAAGAGTAGGCATTCTATTTATCTCTTTATTTGGAAATAATCCTTTATAAAATTTCATATCATACTCATTATGAGCAAATATACTATCACAATTTGATAATGAATTATAAAAATTAAATTGATCTATTATTTCATAATCATTAAATAACCATGATGGTCCTTCTTGAATATAATGTACTTTTTTATTGTTAGATTTGAGTGTATCTATAAAATTTGAACTTAACCAATTACTTGTAGGATTTTTATCATCACTTAATTTTGATCCAACAGCATTTAAATAAACTAATCCTTTAGGAATAATAATGAAAACATGGTCATAGTCTTTTACAATACCAACATCACCTATATGATAATGGATTGCATCTAAAGCATACATCCAAGCATACTCAGTTCTCATGTTTGGGTGGTTACTTGGAACTTTAGCTTTACTACCAGGGATTTCTGTACAAAAAGCTACTTTCATTTTAAACTCTTTCTGCTCTATTTCTTAATTCAATATATTCTTTTATTTTATCACAAACATAATCTACATCCTCAATAGTCATACCATGATGTGCTCCTAGTAAAAATCCATTTCTCATTATTAAATCTGAGTTTTTGAATTCTTGTAGGTATTCTCTATAAATTGGGTGGCGTGTTACATTACCTGCAAAAGTAACTCTAGTTTGGATATTTTGATCTTCTAGATATGTTAGTAGATCTAATCTATGTTCATATTGAAGTGGAACAGCTAACCAATTAGGTTTAATACTATCATCTGGTAATATTATTTCTTTTACGTCTTTAAGATTTTCTAAATAACGTTCAATATTAGCTCTTCTAATTCCTTCAAAATTTTGAAATTTATCTAATTGAACTAAGCCAAAAGCAGCATTCATTTCACTACATTTCATATTATAACCTAATACGCTATATAAGAATTTATGATCATAAGGAATACCATCTACTTTATGGTTAAATCTATCATCCATAATCTCAGAATCATCTCCCATTCTTCCCCAATCTCTATAGGATAATGCTCTTAATTTATGCTTTTCATTATTAAACATTACCATTCCACCTTGACCACCTGCTGTAATAACATGACTTGCATAAAAACTTGTAGTAGCAACATCTGTTTCAGGGGTATATGTCATTGTATCTGCTGAATCTTCTATTAAGAAAATATCTTCTCTTCCTATTCTTTTTAATTCTTCTTTTAATAATTTCCAATCTGGTTTATTACCTATTAGGTTAGGAATCATAATAGCTTTAACATCATGAAACATTTCTTCCTCAACATCTTCAAGAAGAGCTATAACATCTTTAACTTCAGGTACGTAAGAATTTAAATTTACATCTACAAATAAAGGTTTATATCCCAGTTGAATTATTGGAGCTAATGTAGTTGAAAATGTACAAGCAGGTGTAATAATTTTACATCCTTTAGGTAAATCTAAACCTGCAATAGCTAGTAAACAAGCTGATGAACCTGAATTAACAAATAATCCTAATTTTTTACCAAAATATTTAGCTACTTTTTCTTCAAATTCAATAGAACGAGGACCAAATCCAGCTAACCAACCATCCTCTAAACATTGTTTTACTGCATTAATTTCTTCTTTTCCATAAGCTTCAAATTTATTTGGTGCATACCATACTTTTTTTTCTTTTTTCATAATTATAATGTTTCGTAAAATTTATTTTGTCTTTCTTGTCTTTTTATATCCTTAGGATGAAATAAACAATATTCTTCATTACCAGGCAAATCAGCAAACTGATTATATCCTATTAACTGTTCATGAACAGGTTTTACCCATTTAATTCTATCAGGATCATTTTTATAAATTCTTAATTGTTTATCTGGAAAATTAACCCAACCCCTATTATTAACATTCCACCCCCACTTAGCAACATGTTCTGGGGTTAATCCACTTACAGTATTAATTCTAGAAACCCAATAAGCTTCTACATCTGGGTTGTTTTCAATCATCCAAGGCAACGCTGTACAAAGATATTCATCTGGGTATTCATCTGCATCAATTAAAAATATCCAATCTCCACCACACATTTTACCAAGATAATTCTTTTGCTCAGCAAAATTATTATTTAAAGGATTAGAATACCATACAAAGGATGATTTTGTATTTACAGTTTTAGCTCTTAAATATTCTTCAACTGCTTTAGAACCATTTTGTGAATCAAATAAAATAACAATTTCATCTTCTTCACGTTTATGTTTTATTAAAAAACTAACTAATCTTTGTAATTCATTTATTTCATTACAAACTGGGATTGCATAACTTATTTTCATAGTATTATTTATTCAGGTAATACCCCAATATACGAAAGTGCATCAATATAGCCACGCTCTGGTTCAAATGATTTTAAATTTTCCATATCCATTCTATGCTTATAATATTCACCAGATTTTCCTGGAATTGGGTATTTTATTTTTTCTTTTTCCTCTACTTCGATTGCTTTTACAGCAGACCAAGACCAATTATTTTTGTCAGTACCATTTGCAAATACCATTCCTAATTCTGGTTCATTTACAGTATTAGGTACCCAAACAAGTCCAGTTTTTGGGTCTGTCCAAGATAAATCTTTGTATAATTCTGGAAGAGAAGAAAATTGTTCTTCATAAAAATCTTCTCCTGGGGTCATTAAAGTATTAGTCCAAAAACCACAAGATAAACTAAAATAATTAGTTATGTTTTCATTAATTTCCATTTTATAACATAAATCTCCCCCACTTTTAGGACAATTTATTATTTCATCATATTTCATGTTATACTTTTTTTAGTTTTGGTAATTCAATTTTAGGTGATTTCTTTTTTAATTTTGGTAAATTTAAAGCTACTTGATCTGGAAGATTTATATTTTTAGATAAAATATCATCAATTTTAGCTTTCATATTTTCAAAAGCAAAATGAGTTCTACTATAATATCCCTGTCTTTTAGCTTTTTCTAACCAAGATTTATAATTTTCAAATATCTCTTTATAAGATTTAAATATTTCTTGTGGGTTAGGTTGAAACCATTGAGACTCTGCAAGTATCATATCTTTTTGTTGAGCAGAAGGATGAACATTAGTTAATGATCCTTGTAGTAATAATGTAAAATCATTTTGTAAAAAATCTAACTGTCCTGACCATCCAGAGCATATTATAGGTTTATTTACTAAACTAAATTCTAATAATGGTCTTCCAAAACCTTCTCCCCTAGTATGAGAAACCATTGCTTTTACCTTAGGATGATTATATAATTCATTCATCTCTTCATTAGTAAAACTACCATGTAAAATATAGATATTAGGTAATTTTCCTTTAACTGAATTTTTAACTATATTAACCCTAGTCATTATCTCTCTTCTATCCATGTAAGATGAGTTAACTGAACAGATTTTAAGTATTAATGCAGGTTGTTTCTTTTTATTTTTAAAAGTTTCATAAAAAGATTTAATAGTTACCCCTATATTCTTTCTGTCTTCTCCTAAATTTCCTTGCATCCAATGACCTACATTTAAAAAGGCAAAATCTTCAGGAATAGAATTAATGTCTTTTAAAAGGTTTAACTCTTTTATCTCTTCTTCTTTTATAGGTTTATATACATCTAAATTAACCCCTTCAAGTAATACTTCTACAGGTTTTAACAATTCAACTACACCTACTTTTTGATTAGTTTTTGGATCTACTTTATCAAATTTTGAATTTAAAAATACATTTTTTGAATGTTCTGATGAAACTATATTTAAATCCATTCTATTCATACCCTCAATCCAAGGTGCTGCACATATTGTGGTTTCTATTCCTGCTGTATATCCTATATTATATTTTCCAATAGGATTAAACTCATTAGGTACCGTAACTTGTGACCATATATCTGGTTGTTCTGTGAGTTCATGGATCATATGCTTTTTTAAAAAATGCCATTCAGGATGATCTTCAATAAATCCAAAAGAAGTATTTCCCCATCTTTGTCCTATAATTTTAACATTATATTTATCTAATTCTATTATAGATTTAACTAAATCTCTTGATCTTGCTCCATATCCACTATATGTGTCAATTGGGCAACTTATAACATATGTTTTTTTCATTTAATAAATTAATTTATGTGGTAAAACTCTTTTTTCGTAATCTGTATCTTTTAGAAATTCATATTTTTCTCTTGGTTTCCAAGTTAAAAATAATTCATCCATTCCATTTATAATTTTATTGGTCATTTTTTCTGATGTAAACCCAGCTTCATCACTTTTAGCCCAATCATATCCTTTTTTTCCAACAGCTTTCCTTTCTTTTTTACTCATTTTATATAATTTCATCATTTGATCAACAACATCATTAATATCATGGTGATCATCATATATGTAAGGAGTTGCAGGAGAACCAACTAAGGTACTTGTTTTAGTATAAACTGGAAATGCCCACTCACCATGTTTTTTGTATTTACCATGGTGATTTGAAGGAAATTCATCATTAAATTCAATCCAATTGCCTTTTTCATCTTCAAAACGCATTTGATCTTGCATTCCTCCAGTAACAGCAGCAATAAATGGTGTTCCTGTAAGCATAGCTTCTGTTAAAGATAATCCCCATCCTTCTGCATTTGATATTTGAATTACACAATCCGCTGAGTTGTAAAGTAGGTTCATTTCTTGAGTACTTAATTTATTATCTAAAATACCTACCCTAGAGTTTTCATCACAAAAATATTCTACAACAGCATTTAAATCTGTACCATGATCAAATATAGCTTCTGTTTTTAGAGTAAGTTGGCATTCTTTAGCTTCTTTAGGAGATAATTTATCAGTAAATATTTTATAAGCCATTATAATATTAGATACTTGTTTTCTTCTAATATTTCTTGAATTAAATAATAAATGAAATTTATTATCTTTAGGTAATCCTATTTTTTCTTTAAAATCTACTAACTCAATATCATCATCCTCTAAAATATCAAATATTTTATCATTTAATCCATGAGGGACATACTTAAAAATTTTATTTTTTCCTTTATCACCTAAAACAAGTTTATTAATATTAACTGTCTGTTTTGATATACCCATTAGTAAATCACAAGATTCATAATATTCTTTATTATACATGGGAGCTGGATAGTTGTCCCAAATATTAAGATAAGCAATTGGCATTTTTTTTCTTAATTGATCTTCATTATGAAATAACCAAGCAAAATATCTAGGATCAGTAATTAAAAATAAAGCATCTGGCTTTTCTCTTTGTATTACTTCATTTAGCATATTAAAATCTCCATATCCTTTAACTGGGTATAATATACAATAAGGATCTTCAATTTCTGTTTTATGTTTTTTTATTTCTTCACTTATGTCTATAATTTTACCCATATCAGGATGTTCAACAGCACCTGCCATTTGAACCCAATTATATTTATGTGATGAATTAAAAACTAATTCTCTACCTATTTGAGCAACACCTGAATGAACTCTAATATCATCAGTTATTAATAGAATTTTTTTTCTATCTTCTTTTTTAATATAACCTTCTTTCATTTTTACTTATTGATTAATTTCTAAATTATTGTGACTATGTATTTTTTTTCTAAAATCTTCATCTGTAAGATATAAATGAATAGCTCTATCAGATAATTTCTGAAATGAGAATTTACGTCTTACACATTCAATTTTAAAATTTTCAAATAAATCACTTTTTACTTTAACACTTGTAAGTGTCATGTTTTTCTTTTCAGCCATAGTTTTAATTATTGGTTTATATTTGTCTATACGTATATGTGGATTATAAATTTTTGCCAGGGACATTACATAATTTTGCATCTTCTTTAAAAGGGCAAAAGTGGCAGTTCCATTTCGACGGTCTTGGAACGTGAAATGTTTCTTTGTATCCTGTATAGTTAAATGCTTCATTTATAAATTCATTTAAAATTTTTGTTGCTTTGTTAGTTTTATTCTTTCCAGAAGCTGGAGAGAAGGTTTGTATTCGTTTCTGTGGGTATTCTCCACCTTCATATATTTTTCTTCTAACAATTAGGAACTCAATATCAATACTTTTTTCTGCTAATCCAAATTGTTCTGCAAAGAATTTTTTATATAATACTAACTGAAAATGTTTTTCTTCATCCTTTTTAGCGTATGAATTCCATCCTTTAGTACTTGTTTTAATATCGATTATTTGAAATGTATCTGTAGGTTCATGATATAATACAACATCCAAGAAACCATTGTATATAACGTTTTTATACGCGTTATTAGGCACAACTGATATAGGTACCTCACAACCAACTAAAAACCATCCCTTTTTACTAAAATATTTACCTTTATGTTTTTTAAGATATCTTAAAATTTGAATTCCATCATTATAAAACTCTCTAATTTCTTCTGAAGAACTAAAATGTTGGTTTTTATTTTTCTTATACTGAATAAGGTATTCTTCTCTTAATTTATCTTCTAATAATCCCTCAATATCTTCTCTATCAGCGGCTGCTCCACTTTTTTCATACATTATATCTAAATAATATTGTACTACTTCATGAAATGCAGTTCCAAACACAGTGTGAATGCTAGGAGATTGCCTTTTATGTCCTTCTTTGTACTGAAGGGCCCACTTTTGGGGACAACTTCTAAACATTGAAAGTTGAGAATAAGAAATATTTTTTTGATAGCCAAAATTAATAGGCTCAGGTTTGTAATTTCTTATTACTTTTACAATTGGGGGTATTTTTTTAGCCAAAACATTATTTTTTCCACTTATTTCTTCCTACTAATAATCCAATAATACCATAATTAGCTATGTCCATAAAAGTATCTTCCATCCCTTCACCTTGAACAAAGTTTTTACCATTTAATAATAGATTTTTTAATCTACTGATTTTATCAGTTAATCTAATAGCTAAGCCAGTTAATGAGAATTTTTTATCATTATCATCATGTAAAATATCTCCTCCTAAAGCTATATTATTTAACCCATAATCCATATGTTTAGCAGCAAACATAGTATACATTTCCATTCCAATTTTTTTATATTCTTCAGATAATTCTGGATACTCTGTTTCAAATAATTCTACTACCTCTTCTTTACTCATTGTTCCCATAATGTCTTTTTAATGTTTCTAAAACGTCTTCAGCTTCAGCTAATGCTCTTGCTGCTTCTTCTGCATTATTATAGAAATCACTTGTTGAATGATCACCTATACCTGCAGGATTTTCTGTTAATAATTCAAGTGTTAATAATGCTTTTTCTCTTTGGGCTTCAAAAGTTTTTTGGAGCATTGTTATAACTCTGTATTGTGCCATTTTATAATTTTTTAAGTAATTGTTTTTGTTCTTTAATCTCCACTCCTAATTTATCAAAAATTATTTTGATATCACTCTTATCTAGTAATGTAATATATTCATTTGCCTCATCCAAACTACATTTATAGTAGTTAGAAATATATTGCTTTACTTCTTTAGGGGATGTTTTTATTTTTGATTTAATATACCTTAAAAACATTTTCTTTTTAGGTAACATTTCACAATAAAAATTATATATCCCCCTTTTATCTGTAGGGTGGAACCTTTGTGCTATGTTAGCAATATCAATGTATCCTTCATACATGGATACAAATCTATGAACCATATAAGCATTAAAGTTCTCCCAAGATTTTTCCTCAAAACTATTATAGCTAGATTTTTTATAAGTTAAATGTTCTAGCCATTCAAATATATTTTTAGGATTTGATAAGGACATCCTTATACTCTTCTCTTAATTCTTTTGGAAGTGAGTCCTCTAAAATTTTACCTGTTTCAGGATCATAAAATACTGGAATAGGCATAACAGCGTCAGAATCTGTTCCTGTTACAAATTTAGATACTTTTCGTAGTAAAGCTCCTTGTTGCCAAATCCTTCCTCCACCTTCAGTTTCAATAGCTGATGTGTTTTTTAAATCAATGTTTGGTTGTTGCGCTTGCATAATTAATAATTTTAAATAATATTTGGTTTAATTGTTTCAATAATTTTAGACATTAAAGCCATACAATTTACTTCTTTGTCTATTCTAAAATTTGATTGGTATGAATATTCATTTATATAATATGCTATCATACCTTCCTTTCCAGGAGCATATTCACTACTTTTATCATAAAGATAGCGATAAAACCCTTCAAAATCACTTACATTTGAATCTGCAATAATCTGTCTAATTGTTCTCCAATTAGGCTTTTTCTTTTTTAATTCAGTAAGTGCTTTATCCATATAATTGCTCTCTACTAATGCAGTTTCATCTAACTTAATTGTATTATTTACTGTAGATATTTGTATAGTATTAAGCATTTTACGTACATCAGGATAGTTGTTATTTACAATAGTTTCTAAATCACTTACACTATGTTTGATGTTTTCTTTATTTGTAACCTTCATTAAATGATTAATAATATCTAATCTATCAGGTGGGATAATTTTTAAAGTTTGACATCTTGATTGTAAAGGATCAATTATACGTTCTAAATAATTACAGGTTAATATAAATCTAGTTGAACGTGAAAAAGTTTCAATTACATTTCTTAATGATGCTTGAGCCATTATAGTTAAAAAATCTGCTTCATCTAAAATAACTATTTTTAATGGTTTGAAGGACATAGTACTAGCAAATCCTGATACTTTATCTCTAATTGTTTCTATACCTCTTTCATCTGATGCATTAATGTATAACAAATCACAATCAATATTTTTAGTAATTAATTTAGCTAAAGTTGTTTTACCTGTTCCAGCGGGACCATAAAATAATAAATTTTGAATATCATTTTGATCAATATAACTTTTAATAGTATCTTTGATATTTTCATTTCCTACATAATTATCTATATTAGTAGGTCTATATTTTTCAACTAATAAACTGTGTTCTTTCATATTATGAATATAATAACTTTTATTTAAATTTCCAAATTAAACTCCTTGTCTAAACTCTCCATACATGCTAAATTCCTTTGGTTCATCTGGAATTATTTCTTCTTCATGGGTTACTATAGCATATAATTTACTATCTAAAGGAGCTAATCTAAATTCACTAGGTGTACCTGTTGACTTAAAATATGCTTCTAAGGCATCAGTTAAAGATTCATGTACTACTTTTTTCTTATCATCTACTAAAGTCCACTTGTCTCCAGGTGGTACTCTAGTAGCAATAAGCTTATTATGTTCTATTACTTTTGTTTCCATATTACATTCCCATCATCATTGATGGATCCATTTGTGGTTGTGAATTTTCTTCTTTTGGTTCATCTACAACTATACATTCTGTAAGTAATACAGTTCCAGCAACAGCAGCAGCATTTTCAAGAGCTGTTCTTGTTACTTTAGTAGGATCAATAATACCTGCTTTTTTCATATCTTCAATAGTATCTGTTTTAATATTATATCCTGCCCAAGTATCATTACCAGAATCAACTAATTGATATTTACCTATCATTTGAGCATCAACTGAATTATTACCAGCATTAACTAATATTTGTTCAAATGGTTGACCACAAGCTTTATAAACAATATTTTTACCTATACATTTACTACATTTAGTATTTAAAGCTTCTCTAGCATATAATAATGCTGCTCCTCCTCCTGGTACAATACCTTCTTCAATTGCTGCTTTAGTTGCGTGTAATGCATCATCAACTCTATCTTTCTTTTCATTCATTTCAGTTTCAGTATAACCACCCACATGAATAATAGAAACACCACCAGCCATTTTAGCTAATCTTTCTTGTAATTTTTCAACTTCAAAATTAGATTCAGCTTTATCTATTTGGGAAGTAAGTTCTTCTAATCTTTGTTTAACAGATTCTTCATCTCCCTTACCATCAATAATAGTAGTTTTTTCTTTAGAAATTGTTACAGTACGGGCTTCACCAAACCATTCCCAAGAAAATTTATCAAGTTTCATTCCTTTATCTTTATCAAATACTTGACCTCCTGTTACTGATGCTATATCTTCTAAAATTAATTTTCTTCTATCACCAAAATCAGGAGCTTTAACTGCAGCTACCTTAATAGTACCCCTAGCTTTATTTACAATAAGTGTTGCTAATGCTTCACTATCAACATCTTCAGCTATAATAAGTAATGATTTATTAGTATTAGAAACTGCTTCTAACATAGGTAATAAATCTTTAACTTGAGATAATTTTTGATTAAGTACTAAAATATAAGGATCTTCTAAAGTACAAGTCATTGTACTATTATTGGTAACAAAATAATGTGATAAATATCCTCTGTCAAATTGCATTCCTTCAACAGTTTCTAAATAAGTATCACCTGTTTTGGATTCTTCTATATGTACTACTCCTTCAACTCCTACTTTATCCATTGCAGTAGCTATTAATTTACCTACTTCAGGATCATTATTTGCTGAAATTGTTGCAATTTGTTCTAATTGGTTTTCATCTGAGATGTCCTCTGATATATTTTCTCTTAAATTATCAACAACTTCTTTTACTGCTTTATCAATTCCTCTTTTAATTTCAACAGCATTAGCTCCATTAGCTAAATGTTGTAAACCATCTTTAATCATTTTTCTTGCTAAAAGAGTTGATGTAGTTGTACCATCACCAGCTTTATCTGCTGTTTTTATTGATGCTTCTCTAACTAAATTTACACCTAAATTTTCAACTGGGTCACTTACAGCTATATGTTTTGCTACTGTAACTCCATCTTTAGTTGATATAGGTGATTGGTTAGGTCTTTCTATTACTACATTTCTCCCATTAGGACCTAATGTTGATACTACAGCATTAGCTAATGTGTCAATTCCTTTTACTAATTTATCTCTACCCTCAGGGCCAAATTCTATAATTTTACTCATTTTTATTCGTTTAATGGTTCAGTTTCTTCTAATATTTTTTCAAAATCTACTTCTTTTTTTACTCTTGCTAAGATTTGATTTTCAGGACCAACATAATAATCTTCTCCATCATGCTGTAATTTTGTAAATCCTTGAGTTGGAAGTATTACTATATCCCCAACTTTACTCATAGTTTCAATAAATGTACCTGAAATTGTATGTTGACCAGGTCCTACAGCTATTACTTCTCCATGTTCGTTAACATCTTTTCCCATATCAGGAACTACAATTGAGCCATACTTAGTTTCTTCTGCCTCAATTGGTTTAACTATAACAGCGTTAAATAGTGCTTCTAAATTCATATCGCAATTTTTTCTTTAATATTATTTAAATTATTTTTAATCTCATTCCATTTATCCAAATAACTCTGAATTGAGGAATATTCTCCATTTTTTACATTAAGCTGTGCTTTCATAATAGCCTCTAATGCAGAACCAAAATCAGCATAATGGCCAATTGGTTTTTCATATTTTTTTCCTTTACTACCTTCTGCTAGGTATTTTTTCTGAGGGGTAATTACTTCATATGCTGTATAACAGTATGCATCTTTGCCTATGAAATAAGGCTCTAGTAAATCATCTTTGATAATAGTCATATAACTTTATTTTTTTATTATAATATAATATACGAAAATTTTATTGGTAAACCAACCTAAAGGGCGCGTTTGGTTAGTTAATTTTCAAAACTTTTGGCTTAGCTTCTTCAGCAAATGGAATAGTCACAATTAGTAAACCATCATTAAAATTTGCTTTTGCCTTTTTAAGGTCGAACTTAGTTCCTACTTTATATCCTAAATTAAAAGAACGTTTTGCAATTCCTCTATGAATATAATTTCGGTTAGGAGTTTCTGGTGTTTTCTCCTTATCATAATTAAAGATAATCATGTCTCCCTCTAACTTAACTTCAATAGCATCTTTAGGGATGCCAGTGCAAGCTAACTCAAAAGTTAAACCTGAATCATCTTCGTAAATATTAATTGGGTATTGTTGTTTGGCTTCTATAGCCGGAACGAATTGGGTGTTTGCTTCGAATAAATTTCGAAATAATAGATCAAACGGATGGAATGATCTTTCTAAAAAATGTGTACTCATATCACTTTGTTTTTATGCTGTCATTAAGATCAGCGGTTAATAAATAATTTAAAACTTGCGCCCTTAGGTCAATTTATTATACATATGTGGCATCTTCTTTTCTTACCATATAGTATAAAGTCTTTATATCTTCTGATTGAAATTCTAATTTCATAAATCCTTCTTCAGTTAATGAAAGTTTACCACTTTCTAAATCTTTATTTGCTGCTAATATATTTTTAAATGAATCTGAGTTAAATGGTAATTTTAAGTCTTTACCCAATGTAACTTCTATATTTTCATCTACAATATATTTAATTTTATTTGAAAAATTATTTAAATCCCCAAATGCAAATTGTATTACTGTTCCTCTATCAGGATCTTCTTCTGTACTAATCATTACATCACTTATATCTGTTAATGCACTTTTAGCTTTAATAAAATTATTTACTATTTCAGGAGTTAATTCTATTGTAACATCATATTCAGTTGGGAAATTAATAGTTCCTCTTTTTGGTACTAATAATGAATCTGCTAAAGAATAAGCTACATTAAATGAATTATCTTGAATATGTAATTTAGAAAATACTTTATGTTCTTTTTCTAGAGTAAGTAATAATTCACCATTAGTAACTGATATTAATTTATTTAATTGTGCTGTGTCAAATATTGCTATTTCACTATTTTCAACTGGAGAATTTTCACAAAATAAATCCCCTGCTATATCTTTATTTTCTGATGTAAAACTAATACTTAATTTATTTTCATTAGTTTCCCACCTTACAGATTGAACTAATCCATTTAAATAGTATTTAGATATTATTGATTGTAATTTTGATTTATTTATCATTTTATTATTTTTTAATCCATTTATTATCTGAGTCTAGTGTTACTTCTCCTACAAATAATTGTTCCCAATATTCAGGTTCAATTAAAGATAAAAATAATCTTTCATCTTCTCTTTGATAGAGATAATATGTATGTCCTTTAACAGGAATAAAATTAAATTCAGCTTGATTAACTAATTCATTCCATTTATATAAAGCTATAAGTTTTGCATATTCTTCTTTTAATTCTATAAATTTAGAAGATAAATAATTATTTACATCTACAGATTGTTGAGCTACCCATGCATTAGTATTTGGAATATCTATTTTAGGAGCAGCTACACTATCACCATAAGGCATAATTGCTTTTTCCTCTGCAAACATATCTGGTTTATCTTTATTCTTAGCCATTTAAAAATTAAAAAATTTGTTTCTATGAGGGTTTAGACTTAATGCCCATCCCAGATCATTATAAAATCCTTCTAATTTATTTAATAATATACTATCAAATACTTTTTGTCTATCAGCATATTTCTCAATAAATGTACGAATTTCTTTTGGTATATCATAGTCTAGGAAAGCAATTGCTTCAATTCTATAAGGATTATTTTTTAAATAAATCCATTTAATTTTCTCTCCCTGTGTAATATAATTATATTTTTTATCTAATTTCCAAAATCTTAGTAAATCATTATAAATAATAGCTGCTTTAACAGCTGCGGGGGCACCTTTACCTATTGAAGAAAACATTTCACCAGCTCTAGCTTTACGCTCAGTAAATTTATTTAGTTTTTTTACTGCTTGTGGGTTACCAATTTTTTCAATAGGTATTTCCCCACTTAATATTTGTCTTCTAAATTCTAATAATTGAGAATCAATTTCATGTTTAGGTACTCCTTTAAGTACTTGTTCTAAACAACTTTTAAAAAACTTACCAAATACTGGAGGGAAATTAGCTTTTTTAAATTCTAAACCTTTAACATCTAATGATTCTTTTTCAATTCCTTCTTGTTTAGTAATCCACTGTGCATAACGTCTTGTAGCTCTGAAATAAGCTGATCTAATTACACATTCAGTTTTCATTTCTAATCTATGATTAGTAACATTAAAACAATCTTTAGCTAACCTATCATAATCTTCAGTAATAATGTCTTGATATTTAAGTGCTTCCTTTTCTAAAACATCATCTTTTTCTTTTTCAGACATTTCATCAAAATTAGGATATAAATGTCTTAATAGAGGTTCTGCATTAAAGTAATTAGAATCTGTATCAACATAAGCACAATAATTTGTGTCACCTGGATCACAAATCCACCATGGAGTATCTTCTAAATGCTTCATATATTTCCTTTAATTATTTTATTCATGTGTCTATTAGCGCATAAAGCACTTTCTTGGATAATACGTTGGCCACTTAATGTAATTGCTTCAGATAACACTACATTACCATATCTAAACGAACCTAAAGCAGTAGCACCATATAAACTATTTAATAAAATCTTCATTGTATATTGTTTCATATGATAAGCAGCTCCTAATTCATTATCACCTGATTTGTATGCTTTTTTCATTTTATTTTTATACAATACTCTTTCATCAAACCATTTATTTAATATAGTTGATAATACTGACTCACGATTTGTACTAAACATAACACCATTTGCTGATATAGCCCAATTATTTTTTTCAATAAATCCTATTAGATCCCCAATAGTAACTTTAGTACGTTTACGTTTAACATTTTCAATTAATATTTCCTCTTCAGGATCCTTGGATTTTAAATCATTTAGTCCTAATCTATTATTTCTATCATCAGCATCAATAATTCTAGCTACCATTGTTTCTTTACCAATATTAACAGTCATAATAATTGAAGGGTATAGAGATGTTAAATCTTCATCAAACATATAATTATATAATCCAGCTTGGGGGCAAAATAAATAACCACCAGCATATCCTTTTTTATGTATAGGATTACGTTCTTTAGCAGGTGGAATGATTTTTTTACTTAATAGATAAGCTGAAATAGCACCATCTTGTGTTTTAGTATTAGCATATACTTCACTATAATTATGTTTTCCCTTATGAGATAGATTTTTAGTTAATGCTAAATAATCTAATTTTTCATCTAATAATTTTAATATTTCAACATCAACAAAATTATATCTAATAAACTTTTGAATATCATCTTTAAATAATTGATCTAAATTACCTTCATATTCAATTTTATTCATTCCAACATATTTTTCACCAATAGCATCTAATCTCATAGATGGTTCATCAGCCCAACTATATTTTTTATGTAAACGCATATAATCAAGAGATTCAACACCTGCTATTTGAATATACTGATCTTTAAACCATGGGGTTTCTCTTACATAACCTATAGGAGATAAATGTCTAGCAAAATCACTTCCTAATACATTGCACATTCTATAATATAAATAAGGAATATCAAAATAATCACTATTCCATCCTACTATAATATCAGGATCCATATCTCTAAATCTTTCTAAGAATTTAGCTAATAATTCTTCTTCAGTTCTACAAGGAATAATTTCTTTATTTTTAGCTTTAGTACGTTTTAGTTGTCCCTCATCATCTAAAATAACAATTCCCCATTGATCTACTTGTTTATCATACCAAGCAATTGAAGTAATTCTTTTAGGTGCAGATTGAATATATTCTGGTGTTAAAGCGTCTCCCATTTCACACTCAATATCAAAGAATATTTCTCTATGAGTAGTAGATGGTTCATCATTAATACCATATTTTTCAACTAAAAACTTTTGATAAGGAGGCATATCATGAAAATGAAGTCTTGAATCATCAGATCTCCAATTCCTTACTTTTTTTAATGGTTCTCCATTTAGGCCTGTATATTGGGCTTCACTTTCATCACATTCAATGTAAGCTTGATTATCCCATTCTACTTTACTGTAGCCTTCATCTTCCCATAAATGTATTAAGTATTTGTTATCTTTAAGCTTTCTTGCAAATGCTTTTTTATACATTATCTAAATCTGATTTTGAGAAAAATTGTTTTAAGTCTGGTTTAAAGTAATTTACTGACTTCATTACTTTTCTATCACGAGTTCTATAAACAACATAACGATTACCTATTTTTTCCCAATGACAATCTTCACCTTGTTCTTTAGCTCGTTGAGTTACAGTTAATTCAGCTTCTGCTTCATCAACACAAGATTTTGACATATTTGATGCCTGGACTTCTTGGTATGCTTTCCAAATATGACCTTTCAAACCATGTAACATAGTTCCATTACCTAATGAAACATAAGTAATATCACATAATGCATCTAAAACTTCTACAATATCACCTTTCTCACAAGCTTCTTTATATTCAGCTAGTTCTTCTTGAATAAAATCATAGACAAACATCCATTCTTTTTTTTCAGGGATTGTAGGTTCGTAATTATTTGGTTTACCAAATGTTTCATTAAATTCTTCTACCTCATTTACAAAAGGCACATTCCAATATTTATTTCCTAATTTTTCTTTATCACTCATAACTATTTTATTTAACGTAAATATAAGAAAGGGCTTGCGCCCTTCCAAATTATATGTACAAATTTATTATTTATTTATGTATAGTTTTTGATTTCTAATATACATTTGACCTACTGGAATTTCAGTTAATTCTCTTCCTAACATGTCATAAATCTTATTATCATTAACTCTATTAAACATTAGTTCATTTATAGATAATGGATTACCTTGCATACTAAACATAACCCATGAATATAAGTTTTGATCAAATATTAATGAATCACAATGAGTACATACTTCCATTGTATTTGCTTCATAAAGCCATACATCATAACATACTTTAATTGTATCAGTAGACATAATTTGCCCAAAATAAGCATACATACCTGTACCTGGATAGCAAGCTGTTGAATTACATATAGACCAAATAACATCTATTGAATCAGGATTATGTATCATACTTGTTGTGTCAAGACCTATATTGAATCCTTGACTTTGATCTGTCCAATATGTTATTGAATCACAGCAAAAATATGCTGGATTTGATTGTTGTGCTTGTGTTTGTAGTCCAAGCGAAACTAATAGTATTAATAGTATTCTTTTCATAATTTTAAATTTGATGTCCTCCGTTATTAATTTTTAAGCTATCAAAAAATTCTTTTCTAGCTAAGTTAGTATTTTGTCTAAATACACCTGATGCTTTAGTAGTTACCATACCTGCTCCTTGATGCTTTACACCTCTACAACTTACACAATTATGTCCTGCAACTATAGTTACAATAACACCTCTATTACCTTCAGTAATTTTATCTACAGCATTATGTATTGCTGATGTTAATTGTTCTTGTATTGCTCCTCTTCTTCCAAATAATTCAACTATTCTGTTTAATTTAGATAATCCAACTACTTGACCATCTTCTCCAGCTATATAACCAATATGAACCACCCCACCAATTGTTTGGTGGTGGTGTGAACACATTGAGGTTAGAGGGATGTTTCTTTCAATAACGATTCCATCATAACCATCCGAAGGAAAGGAAGTTATAGGAGACATTGGAGTGTATCTACCAGCCCATAAATCATTTACATATGCTTTAGCTACTCTTCTAGGTGTATCAGCTGAATTTGGATCATTTTTCCAATCACAATCTAAAGCAGTTAAAAATTCTCCATATGCTTTTGCTGCTTTTTCAATCATTTTTTCCTTTTGTTTATCATTTAAAGGAAAATTAGTTGCAACCCCATTTGCAAAACCTTTTTGTACAACTTCTAATTTTTCATGAATTTTAGCTTTTTTATTTTTTGCCATTTTTCTTATTTATTTTATATTAATATACGAATGTTTTATTAAAAAACCAAACTATTTTAAATAATCTTGAATAGTTTCACTATCATCTCTCTCCCAAGGATATATTATCCATTCATCTCCTTCATGTGCAAAAGCATGTATAGTAGGTTCTACACATGATGTATGAGGTTTATAATGTAAAACAGCAGTAACATAGTCATTCCATTTTTCTAAAGTTACTCCACTATCACATATATCATCAACAATTAAACAATTATCATAATGTTGAGGTGTATCTACATACTCTAATCCTAAAGTATGGGAAACCATAATAGCAGGAATTAAACCACCTCTTTTTAAACCATGTACATATTTAATTTCTGGATAGTTAGTTGTAATTTGGTAACATAAATCATCAACTAATTCTTCAATTCCATTCCAACCTACATAAATTTTATTTTCCATATTATCTTTTTCCACCAAAGTATTCTGTTGCATGACCTTCATTAATTAACTGTTTATTTATATCTACATCATTTATTAGTAAAGTACCTAAACATCTTCCATATTTTCCTACACCATGAGATTGAAGGATAAATTTTCCATCACCCAATAATTCTGTAAGTCTAGATTTAGCAGCTAATCCTAATTTTTTTTCCTCTAAATCCTTAGTTCTTGATTCAGGAGCATTCATACCCATCATTCTAATTCTTACTTTTTTCCAAGTATCAAATCCTAAATCTACAAGAGCATCAACAGTATCACCATCAACTACCCTATCTAATTTTGCGTTATATTTATACATTTTTTATATATTCTTTAAGTTTATCAATTAATATTAATACTTCATCTGGTTCCATAGTTACAGAGCAACATACACTAACATTTTCTACTATTTCTTCTAATATTTCAAGTGCCTCTTCTTTAGACACAACGTTCAGTATTAAAAGCTATAATATGAGATCTACCAGTAAATCTCCAACCTCTATCTCTTACAAAATTCATTACCTCAGGATATGATTCCATCAAACTTTCCCTAGTATCACCTGCAGGCATTGCCCAAACTTTATTATCTGGGATATTACATATTTTTAATAGTTCTTCTACTTCTTCTACCATAGATAAATTTTTATCTAATACAGGTTTAATATGATAATCAGAATGATATTCAATAGATTTATTTATTGCCTCATAATTTAACCTTAATCTATTATGTGTTTTAATCATTCTTTCATCTACCTCGGCTCCATTAGGAGTGACAGCACCCATAACGGGAACACTATTAGAAAACTTAGGACTAATGCTAAGCAAATTAATGGGATAATCAGTAGGGAGAAAATGAGATCCCTCAGTTTCAATAGTAATAAAAATATCTCTTTCATGTGCAAAGTGAGTTAATTCGTTAACTAATTTAGGATGCATTGTGGGGGATCCCCCTGTTAACATCATTTCTTTAATATGAGGATGTTGATCATAGGCATCTATTATATCTTGAAATGAATATGTTCCTTTTTCTGGGTGGATACTTGTATACCAACTATCACACCATCCTCCTTCACCGAAATAACATCTGTGGGTACAGCCTGTTGTTCTAATCACAATAGTTGGATAACCTTGACGACTACCTTCTGATTGTACTGCTGTGTATACTTCTAATACTGGGAGAGTTTTATTATAGTCCTCTATCCTTTTTAATTGCTTGTGCATGTGTTAATTTTTTAAAGTGGTTTTTCATTCACTATTAATAACTTATTTTTCTGAGTAAATTGCTGAATTTTTGCCGTGTTCTCTAAACTCTACTTGTTTTACTTTAACTCTGTTATTAGTTTCAGTTTTTACAAAATTATTAAGCTTATTATAAATATACTCAGCAAATTTTTCTGCACCAGTAGCTGGAATTACTCTTAATTGTAATACTCCTTTATTTTGAATATCACCAAATTTAGGGAGATTATTCAACATTTCAAATTCAGGTAATAAAGGATCATCTTCAGCAATTATTACTGTATGATCAAACATATAATCCATCCATTCTTTAGGAGATTTACCATCAATTTTAGTTTTAGCTCTTTTCATACCACCAAAGTCCCAAACCCAATTTCTATGATCTAGTTCACCTTCAAACCATACTTTGAATGAAACTCCATACCCATGTAAAAATCTACAATGTGTATCTACTGCTTTCCATTGACGAAATACAGTACTAAAACCATCAAAAACCTTTGTACTTGTAAACATATTTAATTATTAAACCAATTTAATACTTGTTCTTTAGTCCACCCACCAGCTACAGTTCTTTTAATTTCATTACCTCCCATATCTGTTATTATTAAAGTAGGGACACTTTGGGGGTTATAATGTTCTTTCATTTCTGCATCATAATCAACATTTACACTTTTTACATGTACTCCTTCACGTGCTATTTGATCCATTACTGGTTTTAATACTTTACAAGGTTCACACCAAGGTGCATTAAAAAATATAATTCCTTTATTCATAATTTTAATTTTAATTTATACTAATTCTTCTATTATACCTATTATTTCACTTAAGATAAGAAAAGTAACTGCCCAAAACAAACTAAAAGGAAGAGCAGCATAACCTAATATTCTAATCCCTGATTTAATAAAACTAATCTGTTGGTGTAGTTTTGGGTCAGGTAATTTGTCTATTTTTACTTTAGTGTCTTTGTACTCCCAACTTGATTTAGTTAGGTAATCTTCTCCTTTGTGATTTTTCATATTTTTATTTTTAGTTGTCCCTCGAGGGTTCGAACCTCAATCTCCTGGACCAAAACCAGACGTGCTGCCAGTTACACCAAAGGACATTTAATTAAGCTGAATGTTCAGCTAATAATTGTTCTACATGATTTTTAGCTACTTCCCATCCATCTACATATTCAACTGGATCTTTTCTTTTTAATTTAAGAAATGCTTCAATTCTTTCTACTGATGATGCTGATTTATAATCAGATAATCCTTCAGCTGTTGGTTTATATGATGTATTAGTTCTTTTATATACCTCATCAAAATCAATACCTAATTTTTTACAACATACCTCACCATCTTTTAAAATATCAAATTTATCACCTTTTAAATAAGGTGTATAATATGTTACTTTATCTGCATCCCAATTACCTTGTTTAAATGCTTCATAATCAGCATCTCTAAATTCTTGTCTACAATCAGGATAAATTGCATGATCACCAGCATGAATACCCATAGCAATTTCTACAGGACAATCCTTTTCATTAGCAATAGATAATGCTACAGCTTGAATGATAGATGAAAACATTTTATTTCTATTAGGAACAACTGTTTCTTTCATGTTTTCTTCTTCATAATGTCCTTCTGGAACATCTTCTCCACCTTGAACTAAGTTTGAATTTAATAAATCTACTAAACCATCTAACTTAATTACTCTAAAATTTACATTATGTCCTTGATAAGCATCACTAGAATTGATATAATCTACTAATTCTTGAGCTCGTTCTAATTCTACTTTATGTTTTTGACCATAGTCAAAAGCAACTGCTGTAACTTCATAATCATTAGCTAATAAATGTAATAATACTGTACTTGAATCCATTCCACCTGATAGAGACAATACTGCTTGTTTTTGTAAATCTAATTTTAATTGCATTCTTTAAACTTTTTAAATTGTGTTAAATTGTGGTTAATATTATATAATGTTTCCTGGGTCATAGGTGTTAAACCAATAGTATCAATTTTAGTTGATGATTTAGTAAATAACCCATTTGTACTATATTTTACTCCTTCTAATCCATGAATGATAGGATTTGATGTATCTATTGATTCAATAAAAGGAAAATCTTTATAATAAGCAAATTCTTGTGGTAATGCACATCCTAATAAATGAACTCTATCTGATTTTTCAATTAATCCTGATTTATACATTTTTGATATCATCATTATACGGCCCATCATTTTTCCAACTAAGGGATTAGGATGAGGAAATACTTCAGCATACCATTCAGCTCCATAACTAAATGCTATTTTTTTATAACCTTGTATTTTTAGTATATTATAACATTCAAATGCTTCTTCATAATTTTGAGCTTGAACTACTGCTACTTTAGTTACAACTTTTGGTAGTTTTATAGACTTCCATTTTTTAGCATTAACTAATGTTGCTGTTTTATCTTGCCAAACATCAGGTACAACAAATTCATTTGGTTCTAACTCATTAATCCAATACATTAATCTATCAGAATCATATGCTTTACCTAATTCATGAAGTGAATTATCCATTATAATATATCTACCATCTTCTTTAGCTTTGTAAAAATGATTTTTATAAACTTCATTTTGGTCTAATAAATGGGGAAGACAATATTCATAATCATTAATATCATAACTTCTAGAAAGCATACTTATAGGAAGTTCGTGACTAGTTTTTACCATAATTTTTTACTTTATATTTAATGTATGAAAATGATTGTTGTAATCCAAACCCACCTAAAAGGAGAGTCCAAATATTTGGATGCCAATGTTCACCACAAAGTCCAAGTGCGTGTTTAATAAATTCTATCATATTAGTCTTCTTCTACAAATTCTACATCACCATAATCATCAATTGGTTTGTCTCTTACTAAATCCCAATCTGCGTTGTCTATAATTTCTTCTCGGGCATCTTCATCACCCGTTTTCCACAGTGCTAATTCTTCTTCTGTTAACACATATTCTTCCCATCTGTAATTACAATAATTTACGTTTCTTGTTAATTTTGCCATTATATTACTCTTTTAAAAATTGCTTGTTCTTTTAATTTTGCCTCAATTACAATATCTGGTTCAAGACCATATGTTTGTATTTTTTCATAAATAATATCAGAGTGAGCTTGAGGACGTATTGACTCATCTAATTTTTCTTTTCTACGACTTTCTGAGTAATGACAACATTGTGTAATTCCTTTGGGCCATGTGATTGCAGCCATTTTTAATGCTTCTTCTTCAGTCATACCTCCAGTATTAAATTTATGATGAAAATAATCAAATGTAATTGGAATGCCAATTACTTGATAAATACCATCAAATAAATCTTTTACTGAAAATTCATTAGGAGAATCATCATTTTCAATTACAAGTCGTTTTTTAGTACTATCACCTAATAATTTAAAATTTTCACAAAATCTTTTTAATGCTGCTTTTTTATCACCATAAGCACCACCTACATGAATATTAATTTTATTATAATTGCTAGGTTCAAAACCCATCATATCAAATTGTTCAGCATGTTTATCAAGTCCTTTAATTGTTCTTTCTACAACCTTAGGAGTTGGTGATGCTAAACAATGGAAAGGACCAGGATGCATAGTAAGACGCTGACCTGATTCTGTAGCTAATTTACCTATATCTAACATTCTACTTGAAATTTCATCCCAATCCTTTAGATCTGACCATTCATATTCTTCCATCCAAGGAAATATTTGAGATGATAATCTAAATAATTTAATACCATGTTCGTTATTCCAATGGATGTGTGTTTCTAAATCTTTAACATTTTGGAGTGCTAATTCAGATACATAATCTAAACCTTTTGATTCAAATGTTTTTCTACGCATAGTTCTATTTGTAAAAATACCACCTGATTTTAATGCTGTGTTAATACACGCGTAACCTAAATTCATTTATTAATAATTTAATTTTCTAAAACTTTGTTTTATACCTTCACTTGTTGTTGCTGTTGCAACTATAAAGATAGCTGCTGCTACATCATCAGGACTAACCCAACCTATTACAGCTTCCATTTCATCCTTATTAATTCCTAAGAATTTACCTTCAGCATCTATAACTGCTATTTCAGCACTTACAGCCTCTAAATTTTTAATTGTATCATCCTCAACTAAATCTCTATTTGAACTGTAGTTTCCTTTACCCCATTGAACTGATATTGTGAATCCATTATTAAATGTCATCCCAAATCCTTTACCACTATTATTTACAAATTTACTCATAACTTTTATTTTAATATTATATCTTTATATCTAATTTTACCTATTGCTCTCTTACCTAACATATCATAAGTATATAATGTAACACAGGTAGGACCCCATTTGGTAACATTCATTCCTCTATATTCAGAATTAATTGCACCTGCATCTTTACTTACCTCAAATACTTTTGGATGATCTCCATATTCACCATCATCACCTCTACGATAAGTAACAATACCTTTAATATAAAACTCAACATTACCTTTTTGCAATTTTTCTTTAATATTCATATAACTTTTATTTGTTTTTAACCTCATTTACAGGGTAAATATACGAAAGATATCTCAGGAAACCAAATTTTTTCGCATAAAAAGAAAAAGTTCTTCAGTAGTACCATCAAATTCTTCCATTATATCTTTAATATCGTCTTTTTTAATTTTAAAATATTTACTTAGACCATTTACTAATCTTTCCATTCTATCAAATTCATCTTTCATCCCATCTTCATACAATTTATTATAGCGTTTTCTTGCTTTAATTTCAATGTCTGTATATAGGTTATCATGTTCATAATCTTTACCATGATAATTTTTAATAAATTCTTCTTGTTCTTCTTTCATCCAGTGTAATTCCCATTTAGCTTGTTCAAAAAAAGGAGAACATTCAAAATCACCATTTCTAATTTTATCAATTAAAGATGCTTTATATGGAAGATTTTTATGTGTTCTAAATCGTCTCCACCAATAAAAAGGTAATGCTCTTCTACCACTTGGTTTTTTAGGTATTCTCATTTTATTCCTAAATAATGTTTATAATTATCATCCATTTTATCAAAATAATTTGTTTTTAATAATTTATTATGGGCTTGATTTATTTCTTTTTGGTTGTTTACTAAAATTAAAAAATAAGGTGATTTTGATCTTACATTAAACCCCTTAACTGATAGTTCATCTTTTGGATTTATACATAATACTTTATGTGTTGTAATTGATTTTTTCTTCAATTCTTTATTTAAAAAAACTTGATAACGTCTTGTATCTGTATTATCCATATCAATTTCATTAATAAAAATAGCATTATCTTTATCTGATTTTAAAAATTTATCCATTAAATTGAAAAATCCATTATTTTCATCTATAACATCTATATAAAGATTATCGTTTTCACGTTCCTTTTTAGCAAAAGGACAAGCAGACATACCATTATACTCAGTTCTAGGTACTTCTAATACATTTTTAATATAATCTATTACCTTATTTATTTTGTTATAATTCTCTTTTTTCACCATGAATTATTTTTACAGTTGGAAATCTTAAAGAAATACCACCTTTATCATTTTTAGTTTCTTCAAAATATTGAACTGTTATTGTTTTTCCAAGGATAGATCCATCCATATATTGTAAACGTTGTTCTTGGGTAAATCCACTACCAACCTTTACTATATAACCTTTATGCTCAATCCATACTTGTGATAACATAGTCATTGACTCTGACTTACCATCTCTAACTACTTCATGTGTGTCAATATCCCAACCTAATACTTCATACTCAGCATCATAAAATGATTTTACTTTAAGTAAATTTTTACTACGTTTACCCTCATAAAATGTATCTTTACGTAACATAAATCCTTCCCAATTATTATCACTTGCCATTTGATTCCACATATCAAAATGCCTATAATCTGTAATAATTGCTTGATCTAGATAACATAGCGTTTCTTTAGTTTTATATCTAGGGCCTAACCATGTTCTTAATGTATGCAATCTTTCTGATAGTATATCTGTTGATTTACCCTTATCAAAATCAGTTTTATGAATCATATCAAATATCATAAATGTAGGATTTTCAATTTGATGATCTTTACGTCTAAGTTCTTTCATTACACCTTGAAAATCTTCATTACCATCTTTATCTAATAAACAAATTTCACCATCAAATACATAATTAATAATACCTGTAGCTTCAATCGCATATTTAATTTTATTTAATGTAGTTAATTCTTTACCCATTCTACTATATAATGTACATTTACCCATTTCATCTACAACAGCTAAACAACGTACACCATCTAATTTTCTACTTGCATACCATTCTGCAGCATTTAAATCAACATCTTTTTCTTCAAATGTTTTTGCAAGTGCTACATTAAATTCTGGAATTAAATTTGGGAATGCTTTATTAATTACTTTAGCACCTGTTCTAGTTTTAAGATCTTTATCAATTATATTATAAATTAAATCTTCATAACCTGAATTAGCAGTAATAAAACCATTTATTTGTGCTATAGCATCATGACCTGTATATTTTCTATTAGTTAAATCATCTAACAAACTAAAAATAGTTTCATGTGTGTTGTACTTAAATAGTCCACTGTTTTTCTTACATGTTTTACTAGTAACGTAATACTGTTTGTAAGGGTTATAAGTGTATTCAAGTACTTTTTTAATGAATTCTGATTGTTGTTTTAGTATTTCTACTTTTTCTAAACTACTTGAGGTATCCCTCATTTGTTCTACAAATTCTTTTAATTCTTTCATATATTTATCTTTCTAAAATTACAAAATCACCAAAATTATCATCAAATACTTGGATTAAATTCTCATAATCCCCTGATGTCATATCACTAATGATTTTATTACTATCTAAATTTAATTGCTTTGCAAATCTTTTTGCATAACCCATTAATGCAAATGCATTACCATCTGGACCTGTTAAATCAATAACAACTGGGCCTGTTTGTTTTTCCTTATCTCTTATCATAACCTTTATTTTTTATCATTATTTACAGGGTAAATATACGAAAGATATTTCAGGTAGCCAAATACTTCCATAGAAAAAGAAAAGGCGCTTAATAGCGCCCTTTCCCAAAATATGTTATTTTAAACTTATTTTTTGTTTCCTACGAAAAAAGATGCAAGAATTACTAGTACTACTAATCCTACAAATCCACCATTACCTAGTGCACTTACAAGAGCAGTAATATTAGCTACTACATCCATCCCGAAAACCGATCCACCTGTTAAGATGAACCATAGGATTGTTACAGGAACTAAAGCCAAGAATAATGACCCTAATCCACCTAAAAATCCATTTAAATACGAAAATACCTTTTCCATTTTTTTAGTTTTTGGTTAATAATTAGTTTAAAATTTAAGACCTACTCCTAACATTAAGTTAGTCGTTTTCTCACCTGTGTTGTAAACAACTTTAGGATCTACAAAAATTCCTTTGTGAATCGTAAACATTCTACCAAGACCTAAACTTAACATATCAGTGTCTAAGTTAGGTGCTGATGCGTAAGCAAAATATCCATTAAAGAAGTATCTTGCATGTACGTCAATAACTTGATCAGCAGTTGAATCAGCTTGTGAAATGTTCAAACCTACCATAAGGTTATCAGTTACACCATATCCAACTGTTGGGTTTACGGACCACTCAGTCCATGCTTGTCCAGAAATGTCACCTGTACCTACGTAAAAGTCACCTTTCTCCTGTGCGTTCACTCCAAAAGCTAAACCTAGCCCTAAAGTTAAACTCAAAATCATTTTTTTCATTTTTTTGATTTTAATTAAACAAATAAATATATGGGACCGTCCCATATATACTTTTATACTTTTTGGAAAAACGTAGCGAATGCCACTTTTCGTGTGGCATCCTTTAACATTTTTTCCAAAATGTATTTATGCAATATACGAATTTAAATTCGCATAGCCACACTAAGTTGAGAAACTCACGCATCTATGAACAATGCGTGGTTCATAATTATTTTTATTTTGATAATCTTTTAAATTGTTCTTTAAGAGTTTCACCTCTCCAATTTATTGCTTCTTCAAATGCCCCTGATGCTGACTCATCTTCAACAGCTTTATCACCCATTTCATTTGCAGTGAAAAGTGTTTCATCCATATAATCAGCTCCTGTCTCATAATTAACTGAAAAGAATTCATCAAATTCATCAAGTATATCATCAGTATCGGCCATTTTTATAATATCTTCATAATGGGTATCTATAAATGATTTAGCTATATCTTTAGATACACCCCTTTTACCTACAACTAGCTTTATTATCATTCCTTCAACTTCCTCTTTATCATCATAGGGATCTAGTTTGTAATCTATATTTTCTTTTTTCATATCTTGATTTTTATCTTCATCAACAGGACCATACATTGTAGCTGCAGACGCTAATTGATTAGCTAATTGATCTACCATACTTCTAATTCCTGTATTTTTTATTTCAGACCAATCACCATCTCCTTCATACCAAATATAGGCAAATTCAGCACCATAATTATCAATTTCTTTAGCCATTTCAAGTAGCGCATCTTCCCAATCTAAATCTCTACCAAGTTCTGTTTTATCAGGATTCTTTTTATTGTTAGCTTCTATATTACCATCATCATCTATATATGAAATATAACCAGTACCTGCTATTTTTTTAGCTAACTCTTCATTACTAAAATATTTGTCTAGTATTTTTCCTAAATGATCAGGATAACCATCATAATGATTATAAGTAGTAGTTAATACTCTATCATCATCAAAATATCCTATAAGTGCTCTTGTTGCCATATTATTTTAATATTTATATTCTCTTTCATCCATTGTATCTGTACCATATTCATCTACAATTTCTTTCTTAGCTTTTTTCTTACCATTTGCTTTATCTAATTGCTTTTCATATAGTTTTTTAGATCTTTCTAAGAGTTTGATTTCTTTTTGCATTTCTTTAACTCTTTTTTTATCTATTAATTCTGATAAATTTTCATCTTCTTGAACCATATTAATTCTACTATTTTTAGCTTCAATAGCTTCATCAATAGCTGCAATTTTAGCTTCTAAAGTAGTAATAGTTCCTGCTTTATCTATTTCAGCTAATTTTTTATCTAATTCAGATTTTTTACCTTCATTAATGATGCCTTCAGTAAGTGGAGTTAATATATAGTCTCCATCTTTATGTTTTTTAACTTTAGACATTGCATCAATAATTTTCATCATTTTTAATTTTGATATACCTAATTCATCTGCTAAGTCTTCAAATGGATCGAACCCAGCAGCCCCACCTTCATCTTTTAGTACTTTTTCTACTTTTTTAGCAACTTCTTTTTCATCTTTTACATCTTCAGCTTTTTTAGCTTCATAAGCAGCTTGTACACTTTCTAGTGTTGGTAATGGCTCTCCTGATTTTCTATCATAAAATCCAGGTGCATTTTCGTTTAATAACGTTTTTTCGCTAACAAACTTTTTAAGGTCAAAATTATCCATGTTTTTGTATTTTGTTATAAATATGTGAGAATTAAGCTAGATTATATTTTTTACCATATTCCTTAATAAATGATGAACCCACACCAATATCTAATATTTCTGCTTTTTCAGGAACACCTGGTAGTTTTTTAGCTGTTAAAATATAATCAATATTTTCATTATTCCATACTTTCATTTTAGTCTTAGCATTAGAACGATTTGAGGTTTTAAAAACCATAACAACAGGCATTTTCCCATATGCTTTACCTTTATCTATTTTAGGTTTTTTTAATTTTTCATCCTTGGGGAAAAATTGTTCTACTTTCCAAGCTCCTTTTTTATTTTTTTTATCATCAAAATACCAAATAGATCTACCTCCTAATTCAGGTTTTGATGGATAATCAAAAAATTCTAAAGTATATTTAGTTTTACGTTCAACATTTTCTGATGGTCTACCTCTACTCATATTATTTTTTATTTAATTTAATTTTTTTAAATTCTAATTTACTCTGTAATTTAAGACAATCCATTAAATCCCTCCATACGTCTTTGGATAACTGTTTATCACGTAATAATTGATTTAATCTATTTTCTAATAACAAATGATGATTTATTGTTGGATTTACTGTCATAACCTTTATTTAATTTAATTGTTTGTAACTCATTTACAGGGTAAATATACGAAAAATATCTTGCTTTTCCAAATCATTTACGGGAAGTCTTCAACCAATCTAACCAAAATCCTATAGCAACTAATACATTCATACCTAAAGATGCAATTATTTCTTTAATATCTCCATAAGTATTTAATGATAAATGAACATGGCCTACTACCCAAAAAGGAATAGCTAATTGTTGACTAATCCAAATTAGTACAAATTTAACAAATTCTTTCACTTATTATTTTTTGGTGTTGGTTTAGGTATTTCTTTAAGTTTTTTAAAATACCAAGTAGAATCAAATCCTTTATTTTCTTTTTCTTTTTTTAAATTTTCGACAGCTTCCATATATTTTGATTCTTCTTCATCAATTATTCCATCTTTATTTAAATCATATTCATCATAATGTAATCCTTCATTACCATTTTGACCTATAACATCCATTCTTTTTTCTTCTTCAGGTGTTATTTTTAATTTTTCTTGACTTTCTTTTACTCGTTGTTTTAAATCAAAAGAGGGTATTGGGTAAGATTTACCAAATTCCATACCTTCAGGAACTGACATTTTTACCTTTTTAGGTTGTCTTATTCTTATAGGTTGTGGGATAAATTTAGGTGATTTAATTTGATCAAAAGCAAAATTAGCTGCTACTACTAAAGCAATTGCTAAAGGATCAAATACAAAAATTATAGTTAAAAGTAACCAATTAATAATTTTATCCATAGGAGTTCCAGTTAATCCTGATAGGTATTTTAGAGGTCCTAACTCACTAGAAACAGCATCACTAGTTTTTACTTCAACTATTTCAGTTTCATATTGGAATATTTTATCATTTAAATCATCAATTTTAGAATTTACTATTGTTTGTCTTTCAATAGCTTGATCTAATTGTTTTTCTAAAGCTCTACGAGTTGATGAGGAAGTTGTTGTAACTATATTACCACTTGTGTCTGTATACTGTATTACATTGTTACTTAAACCATTACGTAAACTCGTTACAGAATTATTTATACTTGATTTTTCTTCATTATATACAACTAGTTGTTCTTTTACATTATCTCTTTTAGTTTCTATCAAAGTAATTTGTGCATCTATATTTCCTGATTTTGCAGCTGTTTCTTGATATGCTGCAGATAAAAATCCATAAATCCCCATAGAAGTAATTAATATTAACACTACACAGGCAATAGATAAGTAATATTTTAATAATTTAGGTAATGTTTTTCTATATTGATATAAAAGAGATGCTATAACCAATTTAGCTATTTCTAATGATGCCGCCATTACTATAACGGCAAATGCAGCTCCAGCAAATAATTTACTTAAACCACTAATTGAATAAAATGCTGCTGATAATGAAACTGATAATGCAGAAAATGCAATTAACAGAGGAAATAATCTCACTTGGATGTTTTTCCACATAACTTTAATTTTAATTAAATAATATCTTTTGACTCAATAAGAGTATAAGTAAATGAATTACCCCAAAGATCTTTTGCTTGATTACATATTTTCATAAACACAGCAAAATCATCATTTGATGCTATTACTTGACAACCAGCTGACCATTTATCTATTCTTGTTGATTTACCCCCAGTTTTAGCTGTTGCTCTATGAATATTAATTCCAAAAATACCCTTTTCAACATCTTCTTCTAAACAATCATAAATCCCATCCTGGTTATCATCACGATAAACTTCTAATGGTTTTTGTTGTCTTAATGCTTCATATTTACCTTGATGTAAACCTATTTTGTGAGAACCTCTATATTGATTTGGTTTTAATATTGCTACTCCATTAGGATTAAGTAAATTTTCAACCCAATGGGTTCCTGGATCTGTTGTACATTTAAAACAATGGAATTTCCATTCGCCATCTAATTTATAAGATAAAGTAATACAATCATCAAAAGCATTTGTAACTCTACCCTTTGTTTCTGAATTTCTAACTCCTATAATATTAAGATTAAGATCTCCTGACTTAAAATATCTATAGCCTTTTAAAGCCATAGCATTTTCTATTTGTTCTCTTGTGTAACAGTCCATAATTTTAAATATTAATAATCGTCTTCATCATCATAATCATATGTGTAATCATCATCATCCTCTTCCTCTTCTTCAAATTCAGGTTCATAATCAAACATACCACCTAATGTATTTTTAGTATATTTACCTTGTCTTGATTCAATATAATCTAAAATCATATCTAATACATCTTTAAGCATTCTTTCATAAGAATTATCTCCAGATGGTTCATCAAAGAGTTTAATCATTGCTGATTTTAAAGGGTGGTTTGCATTAACTAAAAATGAATGAGCAGGACCTGCTGTTTCAGTACCATATCCTTGAAAATATTTATCTCCATCATTATAAAAACGATAAACAATTCTATTAATAGCTCTTAACATTTCACCTTCTACTGTTTCAGCATCTCCTTGTCCAGGTACTAATTTATCATATAAAGGTTCGTTTCTATCTTCTAATTCTTTACCAACAAATTCTGTAATTGTTTTTTGTTCTTTTACAGGTTTAATATTAGTTTTGATAATATTTTTAATAATACGTCTTAGTATTACATTATCTTCATTTGATGATCTATTAATAAAATCTTCTAAATAATCTATGTCGGAGTCACTTAAACTATGACCTTCAGCTAAATATGAAGGTTTAAATTGATTAACTATTTGGTCTACAGCTTTATATAAATCTAATTTATACCCTGGTGATCTAAATGATCCTCCTACTTGTTCTAAAGCTTTTACTGCTTTATTCATTTCAACCATTAATTGTCTAGTAAATTGATCAATTACAGCTTGTGCTTGTTTTTCTTCACCTTGAGAAACAGTTCCATCTGGATTAGCTTCATTAAGAAATGCTCTAAAGTTTTTTAATTCTTTCATATTATTTTCTATTTGCGAATTTTTCTAAACCAGCAATACCAAAACACCCCAATACTACTATTACAAATGAATCATAAATATATTCATTTATTACTAAGTCTTTTCCAATCCATCCTGTTATTAAATCAGCTACCATTACAACTACCATCATTAGGAATGCAATGAAACCAACTATAGATTTTTCATTATATTCATTTTCATCTTTAAAAATTTCTTTCCAACTCATAGTTTTAATTTTTAATTATTCTTTTACTATATCTTTTATCTTCATATATTATTGTCATATTATAAATACCTGAAGGGAAATCATTTATATCAATTCTATTAGAAGCATTATTAGATTTAATTAATAATTTACCAGTCATATCGTAAAGTTCAACTTCTATTTCTAATCTAGTTTCTATATGAATTAATCCTCTTGTTGGGTTAGGATAAACAACTATACCTAAAGCCGAAACATCAGGAATATTAGTTGGCCAACCTAATTGACAATAATCATACATTGATTGGCATGTAGGATCCCAATCATTAGTACAACAATAATCATCTACACTAATTACCCAAGCATAACATCCATCATTTAACCAATATGGTATTCCAGGTCCTCCATAACAACCAGCATCATATAAACATGCTGTTGAATCTGAGGTATTAGCTAAAGGATCATAATTATATGCTGAAACATCTGTACATCCTGTTATAGGTAAAATACAAGTTCCATTGTCTGTATTTGCTAAAGGATCATAATTTAATGCTATAGAATCCGTACAACCAAATATTACTGGTATGCAAGATCCATTGTCAGTATTTGCTAATGGGTTATAGTTAAATGCTGTTGCATCCATACAACCGTAAATATAAGGAATACAACTACCATCATCACTATTTGCTAAAGGATCATAGTTAAATTGAGTAGGATCAGTACAACCATAAACGTATGGTACACATGAACCATCATTTACATTAGCAAGTGGGTTATAATTAAATGCTGTTGGATCTGTACAACCTAATACCGTAGCTATACATGAACCATCATCAGTATTTGCCAATGAATTATAATTAATTGCTGTAGAATCAGTACATCCTAAAATTACTGCTATACAAGAATTATCATTTGTATTTGCTAATGGATTATAATTTAAAGCAGTAGAATCAGTACAACCATAAATTAAAGAAATACAGGATCCATTATCAGTGTTTGCTAGAGGATTATAATTAAATGCAGTTGAATCTGTACAACCATAAATATAAGGTATGCAAGACCCATTATCTGTATTTGCTAGAGGATCATAATTTAAAGCTGTAAGGTCAGTACAACCAAATACAACAGGTATGCAAGATCCATTGTCTGTGTTTGCTAATGGATTATAGTTAAATGCTAATGGATCTGTACATCCATAAATTGGTAAAATACAAGAACCATCATCATCTGTTGCTGTAATATCAAAATTTAAAGCAATAGGATTAGTACAACCAGGTATTTCTAATTCATCACAAATACCATCACCATCTGAATCTAATAAACATACATTATTACAATCATAATATTGTGCTGGATATTGACATCCATTATTTACTGTTGCTGTTGAATCAAAATTACAAGCAGCTACATCCATACAACCAATGTAATAACATGAACCATCATCAGTGTTAGCAAGTGGGTTGTAATTATCTGCTGTTGGATCAGTACACCCATTAATAAATGGTATACAAGAACCATCATCAACGTTAGCTAATGGGTTAAAGTTTATTGCAAATACATTCATACAACCTAAAATGTAAGGTATACATGAACCATCATCTACATTAGCTGTAGAATCATAATTAAATGCTAGTGAATCCATACAACCTAATACTGTAGGAATACAATAATCACCACAGAAAGGTATAGCTGTATATGTTGTCCAAAATGGTGATTGGAATGATTGTAATGCACCTTGACCATTGTTAGCAAAAGGATTAGTACCTTCATGCATTAATACAACACCATCTGCATTTGTTAATTTAAATGAATTATGCCATGTTTGAAATTGTACTTCTTCTGGTGGTTGTTGTGGTCCACCAACTTCAAAATAATATACATTAACTGGTATACCAGCGTCTAATACTAATAAAAATGAATCTTGATAACTACCAGGACCCATTGTAAATGTTCCAAAATTAATTCCATTTTGATAAACACCTAAATATGAATTACCCCAACCATCACCTCCAGCGTCTCCAATCCATAATTGATATTGACAATCAGGCACTATATCATTAATAGTTGCATTAGGATTATAATTAAAAGCAGAAGGATCAGTACAACCATAAACGTGTAAATTTACACATGAACTGTCATCAACCGTAGCTAATGGATCATATTCTTGATAATCATCATCCATACAACCATATACAGGAGGAACTGATAAACATGGTACACCAAATTGTTGTCCTGAATATAATGTACTACCAAATCCAGGATTATCCATATACCAAATAGTGTCTCCTAAACAATCATAAATAACAATCATACCATCTAATGAACCACCAGAAGTAGTCCCTGCCATTCCATCACCATAAGTGTCTGTTACAATTAATTCAAAACCTGCTGCTTGGTCTACACAAAAAGTGTAAGTGTAAGTTTGACCTATATCGTTAAAATTATATGCACCAGGAAGTTCTTCTTGCAATATACCATAAGGACCACTATTCATAGTCCAACCAGTTTCACTTGGCCAATTATCAAATGTAATTTCCATTGTAATTTGATAAGTTGTATTAGTATCACAAGTTGTACCTGCACATGAACCATCGTCAAATGTAGCCCATGGATTAAATGTAGGTTGTGTTGGATCTGTACATCCTGCTATACATGAAGTAGGAGTATATGCCATAGTATCTGAAAAAGTACTATCTGCAAATTCTACCATACCATAATGTTCTACACTCCAATTAGGTGGCATTTGACCATTACCAGCATATACTGCAAAATCTTGTTGATTAGGACCAAGTCCATATTGAAAAGGACCAACACCATTTTCATTCCAATACCAAAATCTAACTGGATTGCAATTACCGTTTGATATATCGTTTTGCCAAAAGAATTGAACTAATGTTTGTCCTGTTGGTAGACAAGTTTGTTGTACAGTATCAGATAAAAGCCCACCACAAGTTGGGTATGTACAAGGACCAGGAAAGTATGCTGTTGAGTCATAGTTTAATCCATTAGGATCTAAACAACCAAATGTAGGAGGAGCACAAGGGGCAACAGTTAATGTTTGTACTAAACTATCTCCAAAATTACCAGCAACATACATTAAAGTATCTTGACATGAATTGCTAATCATAAACCAACCATCAGTTCCACCAAATGGAGCTGAGCTTAAACCATCACCAAATTCATCATATATGCTTGCAATAATAGTACCACCAAGTTGAACAATAGTATCATACATTGTATTAGGTAGCATATTACTATCATTTTCTATAATAATAGGTGAACCACCAGGAGGTGTAATATTCCAACTTGTTTCAGACGGATAATCGTCTGTCATTAATTGTATGTGAATCCAGGAATTTTGTGTGTAACCTAAAAAAGGTATTAAAAGTGTTAATAATAATAACTGTAATTTTTTCATTGTTTATTTTTTAAAAATCTGACATTATAATTTCATCAATCTTCTCTTGTACATCTTTTTTAGTTGCTTCCATTTGCATCATAATATTTGCCTGAAATCTCCCAACTTCTTCTCCATCACTATATATTACAATTGTAGGAACAACTACTATTTTATATTTACTTGCTGCTTCAGTATCAGTTTGAATGTCAATAAATTTTTTAGAACAATCATTTAATTTATCAACCCAAAGTACTTTATTTGCTTCATTAAACCCAGCATTAAATTGTACTACACATAAACCCTCATCTTCACAAGGAGATTGACCATTTGCTGTATTTGAAATTAACATAAGGAGTAATATTAATAAATATCCTCCAAATATTTTTACTGATGTGTAATCTTTTTTCATATTATTGGTTTCTACGTTTATCGATTTTCCCACCTTTTACATATCTAATACTATCCCAGGAACCATCTTCGTAATCTAACCTCTCTAAAATATATACTATATCTTTTTTAATATCTGTTATATCATTTTGAGTATTTCTAATTATAATATACATACTATCTTGATATGCTATATCTTCTTTAGTAGGAACCCACATTTCCTCTTCATCACTACTTTTGATTTCTACTAATTCAACTTCTTCTTTTGACAACACATTAGCAAGTACTATTGTACTAAATAGTAAAGCAACTATAATCATTATAGTTGTGGGTGAAGTTAAGCAAATATTTTTATTAAAAAATTTCATATAATTATCTACCGTATAATTTATCTTCTATTTTTTCTAAAGTTTCCTTAATTTCTTCTACATCTTTTTGGGTATCCATAATGGTTTGTCTTACTAATTGATCTTTCATATCAAATTCCATTCTAGTAATAGCTGGGGGAGGTGGAACAGGTAATTCTTTTGCTTCTTCAATATCTGCTTGTAATGCAAACCACATACCTACTACTGTAGTAATGGCAAATCCTATACCTATTAAAGTTTGTATACTAACATTAAAACTTGTGTTTTCACTTAATTCTTTTGCCATTTTTTAAAATATTATATAATTCATTCCTACAGAAAAGTCATGCCATTCTCTATTCCAGTATTTATTATATTTTCCTTCTATAAATACTCCTAAATTTTTATTGTATTTGTATCCAAATATTAAACCACCTGAATAATCGTACCATTGTTCACCATCATTAAAATTATGATATGAAAATTCACTACCATCATCATAATGCCATGGCATTAAGTTACCCCATGAGTGTAACCAAAATGATTTTGTGTAGTAATAATAATCAAACCCAACAACTAATGAATGTTGTATAGTATTATCTTGTTGGTCTCTTTTTTTCTCAGTGTAGTCAGCTAATACCTGTGGGATGACAACTGCTTCCCAAACTTCATTATTTTCTGCTACTATATTTCCTTGTGGATCTAAATATTGAATAATATCATGTGAAATAAAATTAGCATTATAACCCTCTTCTAATGCTAAATAAGTATAATGTAAATTACCATTTGATAACTTCCATTCCTCTAATGGATCATAACCATAAGGTTCTGATAAACGTTGTACAGCTCCTACATTAATTGATAATTTTCCTTTTCCTAATTCACCTGGTAGACTTTCTAATGCTTCTACTTGGTATCTATATCTTTGTGATGCTTCAAAATACTCAATATCAGCAAACCCATCTTGTAAATATTCTACTTTAGCAATCCAACTATCATTAACATATCTTAAAAAATGATGTTGGTCTAAATATTCAATCCCTTCTTGTCTTTTATAATCAACTTCAAATAAAAATTCAAATCCTTTAACTTTACCAATAGTAGCAGCATCTGAAAATGAGTTTTCTTGACCATTTTTAAATGCTTCTTTAGGTTCATAACCCATTCTAGCTATTTTTCTAACTCCTAATGCTAGTGAATAATCAAATGGTGTTTCTATTGTAGTTGTTGTTAAACCATCTGTAACTGAATAAACATCAACATTAGAGAGAGAAGTTCCTCCATTTGCTGCAGCATAAAATGTTGAAAATTTAAATATTTTCTTTAACTCATTTTGAGAATAAGAATTTAAAGAAAAAAGTATAAAAAGTAATAGTAATATTTTTTTCATCATTATTTCTTTTTAGGTCTACCTCTTCGTTTTTTACCTTTAGAAGCATCAATAACATCTTTAGATTGAGCAGCTACATTTTTTAAAGCTTTTTTTACATCTTTAAATTCATCAGCCATTTCTCCAGCTCTATCTTTTACTTCAACATAAACTTCAACAGCTTTTTCGTCTAGAGTTGTCTTACTTAAAAGCCAATTCCAAAATTGTGTTAACTTTTCCATATAAATGTTTTACTATAAATATATGGAAAATAACTACTAGTATACTAGCCGTCGCAAGAAACACAATCAGCCATACGAGATCCTAAATCTCCTTTAATTACTGAGTCAGTTCTTAGATAATATAATGTTTTCACACCTAATTTCCAGGCTTCCATATGAACTTGATTAATCCATTTTGGGGAATCTGTTGGAGAAAATGCTAAATTAAGTGATTGGGTTTGGTCAATATATTTTTGCCTAATTGCTGCTTGTTGAACTAATGCTAATTGGTTAGTTTCTGCAAAAGTTAAAAATACTTCTTTTTCATCTTCTGATAATGTATCAGCTGGTAGATTTTGTACAGAACCTTCATCTGCTAAAATTTGATCCCAAACTTTACTTGTATTTTTATTTTTTTCTATTAATAATTTTTCTAATTCTGGATTTTTAACAATAAAAGTACCTTTAGCTCCATTGAATGTATAAACATTTGCTGGTTGTGGTTCAATTCCTGCGGAACAACCTCCTATTCTTGAATTTGAAACTGTTGGTGCAATAGCTAAAACATGAGTATTTCTCATTCCTGTTCCTTTACACCATAAAGGTTCACCATATTCTTGGGCTAATTTTCTTGATGCTGCTTCTGCTTCACTTCTAATTTTAGACATTATAGTATGAGTCCAAGCTGTAGAAGCAATGCAATTAAATGGTAAATTTTTCTTTTGTAAGAAAGTATGCCAACCCATTACACCTAAACCTAATGCTCTTCCTTTTTTAGCATGTTTATGAGTACGCTTCATTGCTTCTTTTCCATTAGTTTTATCAATAAATTCTTGCATAACACCATCTAAAAAATATGTAGCAATTTCTACAACGTCTGTTTCTTTCCATTCATCATATTTTGATAAATTTAATGAAGATAAACAACATATAAATGAATGTTCCTCATCAGTATGAAGTGTTATTTCTGTGCAAATATTTGTCATTGAAACATTAAGATTATTCATCATATATGCTAAAGGATTATCTTTATTTACATTATCCTCAAACATAATATATGGTTCTCCTGTTTCCATTCTTGACTTTAAAATTTCTAACCAAATAGACATTGCAGTTTCATCTCTATCATTTAATTTTTTCATAAATGAATCATCAACAACAACACACTGATGTAAATTTAAACATTGTCTATTAGGATCACCTTTTGGTCTTCTAATTTGAAGGTATTCTTCAATATCTGGATGGCTAACTTTTAAATTAACAGATGCTGCTCCTCTTCTTACATTTCCTTGATTTGTTGCTATAATAGCAGAATCATAAATCTTACACCATGGAACTACACCTTCTGACTTACCATTACCTCTAATTTCTGCCCCCCTTGGTCTAATTCTTGAAACAGAAACACCAACTCCACCTCCTGAAGCTGTAAGTTTCATTAATTCAGCATTAGTTAAACCAATTCCTCTAATTGAATCAGGTGTGTCAACACCAAAACAAGAAATAGGTAAACCTCTGTCTGTACCTGTATTTGATAAAACTGGGGATGCTAATCCAATCCAACCATTCCAAATATATTTAAAAAACTTAGATTCTAAATCAGGTCTATTTAATCTAACTGCTACAGCATGGGCTACCCTTCTATATGCTTTTTTAGGTGTTTCTCCTGGGAGTAAATATCCTTTACTAATTGTTGATAAAGCTACTTCATCCATAAATTCTGGGTAATCTTTACCCTTCTCCCATAGGGAGTAATCTGCTACTAAACTATTATTATCCATTTTTTATTTTTTAAAATATTGCGGCCGCATCCCAATCTTGTACACCTTTACTATAATTTGTTACTCTATTTGCAAAGAAATCTGTATGTTGCTTTCCTGCTGATAAGTGATCAAACCATTTCATTCTTTCTATTGCTTTTACATCAATACCATTAACAATAGGTCTATAACCTAAATCACCCATTTTAGTATTTACTCTATGTTTAATAAAAGAAATTAAATCATCTTTACTACAACCCTCTAAATCTCCCATCTCATATACTTTTTCAATAAAATCTAATTCTAATTGTAATGAAAGTAAAGCAGCTTCATTAATTGCTGCTTCTAATTCTGGTGTTTTTAATTCTGGTTTTTCTTTTAAAAGTGTTCTAAATAACCAACATCCAGCATCTGAATGCATTGATTCATCTCTAATAGACCACTCAACAATTTGTCCTACACCTTTTAATTTATTTCTTAATTTAAATGATAGTAAAACAGCAAAAGATGAAAATAAATTTACTCCTTCAGTAAATGCTGAAAATATAGCTAATGATTTAGCTCTTTCATGCCAATCTACTTTACCATTAAATGAATCTCTAACATTCATTAATGTTTCAATTTTAGCCATTGTAGTTTCATCTTCTAGGAATTCAGAAAAATCATCTAAACCTAACTCTTCATTTAATAAACTATAAGCTTCAGCATGAATAGTTTCCATAGCACCAAATACAGTTGCCATAGCAATAATTTCTGGTTTTCTAAACCATTTCGTAACTAATCCAGTCCAATAATCATTAACTACTGTTTCAGTTTGGGCAAATCCCTTTAAAATCGAACCTATAATATTTTTTTCTGTTTCTGTTAAATTTTGTTTCCAATCATTAATATCACTCATCATTGGAACTTCTGTATGAATCCAATGTGCCTGTTGTTGTTTTAACCAATAATCAAATGCTGTTGGATATTCAAAGGGTTTATATACTATTCTTTCTTTTGTTATGTCTTTTTTTGCCATTTTATTTTATTTATTATGTTACGAATTTAATTCAAAAAACTTATTACGCAACTCTGATCTATCAAATTTATCTATTCCACTAAAACTATTTGTTTGTGGGGTTGGGGTATTATCAGTACTATCTTCTTCTTCATTATAAAGATCATTAGATACTTCAAAATGTCCTGTAGATGTATCTGCTTTAACTCCAAATGTTAACCCATCCATCCCATATCGATTTTTCATAATATGGAATCTTCCCGTTCCTTCTACTTTATCTTTACGTTGTCTAGAAAGAGAAATACAAACATCTGTTATCATAATTTTATCATATGACCCAGCTGCTTTATCTCCCTCTACAATATTGTCTTTAGCACCAGCTCTATTTACTTGAGATACACTCCAAACCGGGATATCTAACTCGCGAGCTAATCCTTTTGTACTAGTATAAATATCATCAATTTCACCTTTACGATCGACAGTCCTTCTTTTTGATGAAAGAAGATCAACATAATCAATTATAATTAAATCAGGTTCAATTCCCATATCTTTTACTTTTTGGATATGCGATTCTATAGTAGTAATTGTTGCTTTACCTGTAGGAAATTCTTTTATTATTAAATTTCCTTTTATATCACTCATTAAGGTTTCAATTTTATCTTTATGTTTTTGGATTTTATCTACACCTATCCTAGAAAAGAAAGCATCATATCTTCTTCCTACATATTGTTCTCCTAATTCTAAAGTATAATGTAAAACATTATATCCTAATTTAACCGCATGTCCTCCTAATGCAACTAACGACCAAGATTTACCACCCCCTGGATTACCAAATATAAGGCCAAAATCTCCATTTCCGAGGCCTCCCTGAAGTAATTGATTAATTTTATCCCAAGGGGTTTTAATTGTTGTTCTACTATCTTCTCTATATCTTGATTCAACGTCTTTAGCATATTCATGTCCTATATTTTTATCTTGTCCAGCTTTAATTGCATTATTAATTAGTGATCTAATAGATTCATAATCTCCACCTTTTAGTAAATCAACACTTTGTAATAAAGCTCCTTTTAATTGTTGGTTTTTACAAAAGGCAGCAAATTCTTCTTGTACATAATTTAAATCATCACTTGAACTTTTGTAAGCTTCTTTAAGTTGTTCCTTTATAGATATTTGTAAAACTTCATTCCCACATTTTTGTAATTCAACAGCTAATGTTTCCATTGAGGGTGTAGTATGATATTTATCATAATACCTTAATATTTCTTTAATAATCCATTTATGGGCCTGGTTATCAAAGTAATCTTCAACTAACATATCGTTAATATTTACTAAAAATTCTTTATGTGTCAATAAAGAAGAAATTACCTTAATTTGGAAGCTAGTTCCATATGAATTTAAATTTGTTAATGTCATATAACTATTTTTTTACAACTAAATTTTGAAAACAATCTTTAACCCAAAACTCAACATTTCTAATTAAACCACCCATTTGGTCTTCATTATACATTGCTATGAATTGATCGGGATAATACGAAAGGTCGTTTGATTCTACTACCTTATCTAACCATTCTTTGTCTTCCTTACTAAGCATAGGATTACTTAAATCCATTATTTTATAATTTTTTTCTAAATCATCTTGACCATGAATTATTCTAGCATATATAACATGGTCAGATATTTTATTTTCACAAATATTTAATATATCATCCCAATTCATATCTTTTTCTACTAATTCAGGAAATTTTTTTAATAAACCTTTTTCACCTAATCCTTTAACACCTTTAATTTTATCAGAATTATCACCTAATAATGTTTTATGTAAAATAAAATTATGGGGAGATATTTTATATTTATCAATTACAGTTTGGGCTGTGTAGTACTCCTTTTCCATAGGACGATAAACAATAACATTATCACTAACTAATTGTAAAAAGTCTTTATCTGAAGATATAATAAATGCCTTATCTTTAGGATGTTGGGGAATTGTTTTACTTAAATATGCTATAATATCATCAGCTTCTACCTTATCAATACTTACAGTTTTAACAGGTAATGTTTTTAAATATTGAATAATTCTAACCATTTGGTCTACCTTAGCATCATCCTCATCATCTTTATCATCAAATGCATCCCAATTAGTAATACGTTGAAGATCTCTACCTGATTTATACTCAGGCATTATATTTTTTCTATTATTAGCAGAACCAGCACCATCAAATACTACATAAACTTGAGTAGGATTTATTTGTCTAATCATAGCTCCTAAAGAACGAAAGAAGCCACCCAAACCTCCAATATGAATGCCTAAAGGATTTACCATATTTAATACAGCAAAATTTCTAAAGAATAAATTTAAACCATCTATAAATAATATTCTTTCATGAGTTTCAGTCTCTGGGCCTTGCTCCTGGATACTGTCCAGAAGACTAAATAGTTCTTTTTGTTTCATATGGTGTGATTTTATTCCCGGAATATACGAAAGATATTCCGGGTATCAAAATTTATTGTGGTTCTTCTCCAAAAGATGTTATATCAGTGTAGGATTGATCTTCTTCTACTACTCTGAAATCACCACCACCTAAAATAGCAGCCCAATCATCTTTTCTAGCATCTTTATAACCTTTTAACTCTCTATCATTATCATTAATAAATCCATGAGGAGTCATAACAATTTTACCTCTTGTAGTAACACCATTAATGTGGTTTTTATCAATTTGAATATTTACTCTTTTAGCAAATTCAACTTGTTTACCATCTTTAATTGCTTTTATTTTAGAGGTACCTGCAGACATTACATTACCAAATGTAACTACAAATGTAGAATCAAACCACATTGCATATCCCCCTTTATTCATCAACTTAGGTTGACCCATTGGAGATTCTGCTTTTAATGTCCAAACTTTATTAATACATACAAGTGTATTAGTATATGGAGATGATTCTTTACGTGACAATGTAATACGTTGATTTACGCTATTACCAAATTGAGTTGACATAGCACCTGCATTCCATTCATTATTATTTTTATTTGATTTAATAGACATTTCACAAGGTACTGATCCTATAGAATCCCATAAGAAAAGTAAATCATAAGGTAAATTACCTTTTTTCTGTTCATCCATTAAATCTAAAATAAATCCTGCTACATCCTCAATTGAATTAATAGTTTCTCTATCTACATAAATAAAATTACCTTCATAATTAGTAATTTCACCTGTTTCTTTATCAACTATTTCTTTAACATCCATACCCATCATTTTAGCATGATCCCAAGACCATTTCATCTCAGTAATAATAAACACAGGGAGTATTTGACGTTTTTGAGCTGCTACAGCAGCTTCTAATAATGCAGTAGTTTTACCTGTATCAGAATGACCTCTAAGAAGTACAATATGTCCCATAGGAATACCAGGGATTGAAGTAACATCTTGAAATGCTGAAGATAAAGGGATCCATTCCTGGTCTTTAAACTTGACATTTTGTCTTAAACCTTTTTTGTCCTTAAAGGCACCTAGATCAAATTTTGATCTAAGTTCTTTAGAGGCAGCTTCTGTAAGTGATTTTTTCTTTTTAGCCATATTTTAAAATGGTAAATCATCATCAGTTGAAGACTTTTTATCATCAAATAAAGCATCAAATTTATCTGATTTTGAAGTTGTATCTTTACCTTCAAGTGAGTAATTGTTTGATGTATCATTATCAAACCCCACTGCTGGTTCAGAAACAATATCTCCTTCACTTTCACCTTCTGGTTGTAAGAAAGATTGTAAATTTGCTTTTACTTCATCAAAAGTAAGTCTTTTAAATACATTTTTAGGATCTGGTTGGTCATCTAATATTTTAGTAACTAAAGCAGCATCACTACTAATAGGTGATACTTTCATTGATGGTGAAATAGTTGTTTTATTATAAGGAGTACCTGTTACTTCAGGTCCTACTGTAGTTAATTTAATATCTCTACCACTTGATGCTTCAGTATAATCTCCAATTTCATCATCAGCTGCTAAATTTAAAAACGCTTGATAAACTTCTTTACCAAATTGCCATAATTTAACACCTTCTGCTTCTTCACCTCTTACAATTACAGGAGCAAAAATACGAGTTTTAGCATCTAACTTTTTAGCTAAATACCAATTTTCTTTATCTCCACTAGCACGTAGTTGTTTTGTAAATTCTTGAATTGGATCTTTTTCACCCCAATTCAAGGGAGAAGCCATTACTCTCTGTCCTATACCATAATAAAACATCATTTCAGTAAAAGGGAATGACTTATTGTATTTGTTAGGAACAACTCTAACTTGTTGTTTACCTACTGATGGTTTCCAAAAAATTGATTTTCCACCACCTTTGTTTGTGTTTGATTGAGTCTGAAGTGACTCTAACTTTTGTTTAATCTGATTTAAATCCATATTATAACTTTTAATTTATTTTAAAACTGTGAGTAATATACAACAAATACTTTAAACAACCAAACTATAGTTCAATTATCTTATGTATTTTTGTTTTTAACTGTTTTAACTCATCATGTTGAGTTAACAGTACGGAATTTTTGTAGTGTTCCCAAGTTATAGGAAACTTAGTATCTACTACTCCTCCGTTTAATTTTTTAATAAGTTCATTTAAAGCATTAATAGTATACAATGTATTTGTTTCTTTTTTTCTATGAACTAAAATTGTGTTGTCTGGTAGGTCAGAGATATTGCCTTGATCTATGTTATAAGTGCAAACATATTCATCATTTTCCTTTACATACAAAACAAATATTTTATTATACATTATATTGTATTTGTCTGTAATAGACTTTAGAAGTAAATCTAAATTCTCTAAAGTTGTGAATGTGCAAAATAACTTGTTATTCAAATCTCCTAGGTTTTGATTAGTAATGTCCGAAAAATCGTCCATAGTATACATATTAGGAGTTTTATTTAAAATTGTAGTTGCTTCCATAGCATGTTTTTATTTGTAGTTTGTATTTATTAAATAGTTCTTTTATTTCATCCAACACATCTTCTTCTTCTTTATCTACATCAAATAAAAACGAATCATAAGTATATAAAACTATCTTTGTTTTTTTATTTCGTAATAACCTTATTATTTCCCACAATATATGAACATTCATACTCGTCTCCAAATTTTGTAATAAATAATTTAATAATTTTTGCGGTTTCATTTCACCAAGCTTATCTTTCTCAAATCGATGTTTTGAAATAGGACACTCAACCCAGCCTTTTTCCTCAAATTCTTGCCATAAATTATCAGTATATACTTGTACTTTTTGAAAAAACTCTAAATCCCTATATTGATCAAACACTCCTCCATATAGTTGTTTAAATGTTAATTCTTTTGCTTTTTTATAATCCACTCCATACATTTCCGCAAAGGCCATATGAACATCCTTATCACCAAAATCATAATCCACCAACTTAGCCAACAAAGTAGGATGGTAAGCCCCAATGTCAAACTCAATAAAATTGTCATTACGAGGGATAAAACACTCTCTTTGTCCGTTTTCTTTGTTAAGTGCGGCATAATTTACTCCTTTAAATTTATTACTTGGTCTTCCTGTGAGGGTTTTAAAGTTGTACTGCGTGTAGACGTAATCTTCGTCGATATCATGAAAGTGCGATTCGAATTTTGATTTATCAACTCGTATGCCACTTCTTTCGATGGCGTTGAAAACCACTGAAGATTTGTCATTGTAGAATTCATTGATTTTTCCATTTATTTTATCTTTAAGGTTATTATATATTTCTTCACAATACTCATAATGTTTGACTATAGGTATAATTCTATTTACATCTTTTTTATTAGGATATCTCCTATTAAAAATGTGATGTGTTTGTAGTAGTTCTGGTATATACGGAGGGTTTTGTTGGTTTATGTCAAAGAGGCCTTTTAATGGTAAATAATGTAAAAATTCCTTCTTATCACGCACATATATGCTACTAAATTTATGTAACATCGTGTTTATCTCCGTTATATTTATATTTAAAGTTTCACTATGTGATAGTGGGACAATAAATCCTTTAGTTGATACTAACGGTCTAATATACAAAGCACAAATACTATTTTGTGCAGGGTGTATTAAATAACTATTTGGAATTACTTCTATAAAAACTTCTTCCCAATTAGCATTTGTAAATTGTTCAAATTGAACTTTACTTTCAACTAACCAAAACATAACTTTTTATTTTAATATATGAAGGATTTATCTAATATCCACCTCCACTTGAAGATCCCCCACTAGGTGATGGAGGTATATAATTAGGATCTGTTGAAATGTTTGTTGTAAATTCTACTGCTTGTGTTTCCCCCGTTTCAATTACTCCCTCTTGATTTAAAGAATCAACTATTTCACCCCTGTAGAATCTTCTATAGAATAGTTTTCTATGAGCTGTTGATGTGTGTATAGCTCCTTCCATTGGTCCTTGAAATTCATGGATGTGATAAGGACCTACATAATCTTGGCCTGTAGGAGTAATTAATTCTCCTCCAGTTGTATTTAAGTTACTTGCTTCTTCATATTTAAAATATTCTAAATATTGTTTTCCTAAATAATCTTCTAATCCTTTTTTATTTATTTCTCTTTCTTTTATAAAAATAGATCCTTTATTATTATTAAATACCCTATCAATATTTCCATTTATATACCAATTTAAAGTAAAAGGTACATAATCTTCCCACATCCATACTTTATTTTGGGTAAAAATATTATCGTAAGTTTCTTTATTAACTTCTAAATATTCTAATTGATTTATTTTACATACAAAATATCTTACAAACATTTTTTTTTCGTAATCTTCAGGTGTTGGAAATGTAGGAGAATATTGAGGTTTTGATCTAACTAAATTATAATCAGTATCAGTTAATATTCCATATATTTCTACATCTTTAGTATTTTGATTTGGACCTCCTTTAAAGATAGGACCATCCCAATTATCTGCATATGCTACTTCATTTGAAAAGTCAACATTTACATCTTTTATTACTTGAGGAGAAGCAATTAAATCTTTTTTAATTATTTCATCATTTGGGGGATCATTTGGGTTTTTACCCGTAAAAGCTTTACCATTAGATAACACATAATAAAATCCCGTGTAAGAAGAATTATTCTTAATATAATACCATTCATTCCCACCGGTAAATTGGTTTTCTTTTATTTGTGATTTAGGTATATAAGTCATTATGAGTAAGTATATTTTTCTCCTGTTATATTTTCAATTCTTCTAATTTCAGAATTAACACTAAATGAGTAAAAATTAGTTTCTATGGGTTTAATAACACCCCCTAAAGCTTTAACTTCCATTTTAAACATTGGATTTTTACCCGTATTCCATAAACTTCCTACTAATTTAAGTTTTGCTTCAATTGATTGTTGACCTGATGGTGATTTAATATTACCATATTGAGGTCCAATTCCTCTAGGATTGCCATTAACTTTATCTCCTTGATTAGTGTTAAATTTAAATCCCGGGGCTATACACCCAAGCAACCAAGGTCCTGAATTTTGTTGTGCCGATGAGGCTTCATGAATTAATACGTCAGTTCTATTTTTTTCATTTGCTCCTGTTATTGGTCCTCCATCATCAATTATTTTTTTATAATCATTACTTTGATTAGCTACAATAAAATGGTTTTTATATCTTTCTGAGTATCTCGAAGCAATAGTATAAGTTCCTGTAGGTATACAACTTGCATTATTCCTATTATCATTCCATTGTAATTCACATGTTGGCAATGCATATAAAGTATTACCATTTTCATCTAATACTTCCATTATACCTAAAGTTTGATAACCATTATCAACTAATCTAGTTAATCTTAATCTTGTAATTTGATCTTCATTAGGATCTGTTGGTGCTGGTTCTTCAGCAGCAGCAGCTAATTTTTGTTGTTTTTCAGATTTTTGTTCTGTAGCTACTTCATTATTAGGTTCAACTATTAGGGGTTTAAATCTAGGTACAGATTGGGTATCAAGAGTAGTTGACCATTTTTGAACATCAACAGAATGGTTAATACCTTTTACAATAATATCAACACTATCTTTTTCGTATGATGGGGGTAAAATATCATCAGTTATTCTAAATTTTTCAAATAATTTCATTCCTGATAAGCCCTCCATTTCTAAACTTAGATTAAAAGGTAAGAAAAATGGAGAAGGTATTTGATCAGCTTCAGCTAATACCCCATGAACTAATTTAATGTAAGATGTATAATTTTCTGATAGATCATTTATTACTTTTTCAGAAAAATTATATTTATCATAATTATCACCATTTTCTTTACCTCCAAATTTATACATTTCTTTTAAAGGTAAATCCCCTAATTCTTTAGATTTAAATATTTTTTCTTCTTTTATTGTTTTAGCCTGTTCTATAGGGTTAGGTTTATCTTCTTTCTTTTTTATAGTATCATAATCTATTTTTTCAGGTATAATCCTATCAATTAAACCTTTATTATAATTTGAAAAAGATGCTGCGTTACCCATAAGATTATTTCCTGATGCTTGAGCACCTATTGCTATCATTGTAGCAAAATTTTTAGGAATTTCTGCATCTAAATTAATATTGGTAATAAATGAACCTTGATCTTGTCTTACTCCAAAAAGATTTAATTTTGAATATTCTTCAGGAATTGATTCAATTAAGTTTGGTTTGGGGGTTCTATCATAAATTTTTATAGTACCTGAACCTTCATCATAGGTAACAAAAAAATCATTTAAATTACCCATAGATTCATTTATTCCTTGTAGTATAGTTTTTACATAAGATAAAACAGATATAGCACCATCATCATCTTTAGTAGATTCAGCAATTGCTTGTGATGCAAATCTTAAATTTATTAAAACGTTACCTAGTTTTCCTACATATGGATTGTCTTCTACTAAAAATCCTTGTTCAGCATTTAATACTTTATTTAAGGGTGCATCTATAGAAATATCATTGTCATATTTGAATATTGAAGGTATTGACATTTTATTATATGCCACTAAACATTTTTGAGGGTTTGTTGAAATGTTAGGAGGACAAATAAACATAAAATTTTGATCATTTTTCATATTAGCATAATTAAAATCAAATTTTACCATTGGAGTACCCCCTCCTTTTTTAGAAAATAAATTACAATTTTTTTCAATAATCCTTAATAAAACTGCAAATTTTATATAGACACTTTTTTCAATTTTTTCCCCACCACCAAATTCTTTTTTATCATTAAAAGTTCCATCTAGTAAAAAAGCTCCGTTAGAAATACCTTGTTGTTGTAAAAATTGTCCTCCAGCTGCTCCTGAAAATCTATTTTGTATCATTTGTGAAATGGTATAAAATATCTTATTTAATTTAGTATCATCTTTATTAGCTAATAGGGGGTCACTGTTATTATTTTCTTGGTTTAAAGTTTTTTGATCTTCTATTCTTTGATTATATAAAGGACGTAAAAAATTTATAACAGCTCCTTTTCGTCTATTTATTACTCCTGAATCTTTAAATACCTTTCTGTATTCTCTTTTTATAGTTACTGGGGCATTAGATGGTATTGGATATTCATCATCTCCTGCTATTTTAATATAAGCAGCTATTGTTTCTCCTGCATATTCTGATATAAAATCATCAAATGTTGGAACATCTTCTATTGGAGCAATGTCATTTTTAGATTGGTTATTTTTTTTAGGATCAGTTACATTTAACTTTAGGGACTCAATTACATTCCCCATTCCTATTAATTTTACCTCACAAGTATAAGAACCATCTGTACTAAAAGACCACTTGAAGTTAGTTATTTTACCATAAATAGCTTCATAATTTCCAGAATATTTTTTTCTTTCATTTGATATAAGATTTAACATTTCAAATTGGGTTCCATTTGAATTTTTTGTATTAGGTTTTAATAAAAATTGTAAAGGTTTAGATTTAAAACCATCAAAAGTTTGTAAAGAATCTATTGCTAAATCTGAACCGTCTATAACCCCATCTCTGTTAGTATCAGGATTTGAGTTTAAATATGTAGACCAACCAAATTCTAATAATAAGGTATATCCTGGTCTTAAATATAAAGCATCTATTAATTGAAATTGGGCTTTACTATAGCATTTTATATTAATAGTAGATTGACTTAAAGCTCCATTATTATAATAAGTAGAGTTAGCAGATTCAATACCGGGCATAGGAACAAAACCTCTTTCATTTATACCTCCCCAACCATAAGCCCCATCAAATATTTCATTATTATAATTTAATCCTTTGTGAAGCTTTATTTTTGATGATATTATTTTTCCTTCTTCATCTTCTTCTTCTGTTAAAGAAAGTGATCCTCCTTGAAGTATAAAGTTTTTAGCTAATTTATCGTCTCTTATAAGATCCTCAGGAACACCTGCTCTAATTAATTTATCTAATACACTACCATCTCCTTCTTCACCACTTAAATTAACTGAACTAGCTAATCTTAACCAAGGTGTCTTAACTGTATAATATTTTAAAACGTCAGATGATATATTTGAGGATTGACCTAGAGCTTTTTGTCTAGTTTCTATTTGTCTTTTTACAAAATCATCAAATGGATCTCCAATAATATTACCCATAACTTTATATATTTAATTCATTATAACTATCTATTATAGGTGAAATGTTTTGTGGTATTCTAATTTGAGAACCTATAGGAAGAAAAATTGAAGAAAAATCTACAATATTAGGATTAGCAATAGCAATTATCCACCATAAAGTTACATCACCATAAAATTGAAATGCTAAACTATCAAACCTATCTCCAAATTCTGTTATAACATATATGTCACTTTCACTTTGAGAAACAAGGGGGTATTGAGATATATCTTTATAACTTATTCTTTTATTTCTTAAGTTATTTATATCAGAAGTATTACGTATTGGAAGTTCAGCATATCTATTCATCTGATTGTGTTTTTATTGGTTGTGAATATTTTGATAAACCAAAATCTCCTGAGTAATTATTATTTTTTCCATTATTCATACTTATAAATCGTTGTGGTCCCATTTCTGCTTCTGCTGATAATTCACCGTTTTCATTATATACTAATTTTTGTCGTGAAGGTAAGAAATCTTCTACTGGAGTAAAAGCTAAAGTAACCTCTATTCTATGAGGTAATTCTTTAACTGATGGATCTGGTTTACCTTCTGTATCAATTGCTATTTCCCATGTAGTATCATCCGGAATATTATAAGTTAGTGAAGTTAATACCCCTGGTACTTCATATAAATAACCTCCTACAGTCATTCTAACCATATTTCCTCTCATAAATCCTGCTGATGTGTAATCAGGGGCTAGGGATGAAGCTAATAAATTAAGTTTAGCAAACATAGGAATTAACTCAGCTTTTGAAGTTGCCATTATAGTAAAACCCATTGTTATGTCTCTAGTAAATCCACTATAATTTTTAAATACATTACCCCTACCTACATATTGCACATCATTCCAAGTAGCAGCATAATTATCTGTAAAACCATTTATATAAGCTCTAAAATGTAAATATGTTGCTCTTCTGCCTTCATTTGGACCATTATTAATTATTGCAATTCTAAATTTACACAAATCATTAATAGGTAAATTAACATTAGCAGACTCAGCTTCGTACATTTTTAAAGCTGTTATTTTATCTAAAGCTTCCATTTCAACCCCAGATATACTATAATCAAATACATTTCTTTCTTTATTTATACCATCAACAGCATAAGTTATATGTTGTCCAGGATCTCCCATTCCTGTTCTTACAGCTTTATTTTGTTTTGTATAATCTGGTGCTTTATGGATGATTTTAGATACTACTTTATTTCCCCCAGTGTCATCAAATTCTACTTCAGAATTAATAACAAAATTCATAAAACTTTGAGGATATAATCCTCTACGAGTTATTAATTCTTCATTGGAATATATTCTAAATATATCACCATGTAATAAAGTAGAAAGACCTGAAGGTTGAACTCCACTATAATTGGGATAAGCTGAAGATAAATTTTTATAATTTCTTATAGCATTATATGTAGGACGTTCTTTAAATATATTTGTTTTACCAACCCCTAATATAGAACCTGGTCCTCCTGAATATGAATATAATATAGGTGTATCTGGGTTTGATATGGTGGCATCAGGATTATAATTATATTTTGCTATAGGGTTAATAGCTGCTGCTAAGTCTATTTTTGAGTTATTTGTTCCTTTTGATACAAAATTATCTAATAATACTAATCTATTAGCATCTTCTTCTTGGTCATTTCGTACTACTACAGAATAAGGATTTAATGCACCTGCTCCACCTCTAGCATTTCTATTTGCCCCAGCAGGACCACCTAATGATCCTACAGGATTTAACCCAAATTTATTTAAATGAGCTCCTGCCCAATTAAAGCCTGCTTGAAGTAATGTTCCTAAAGGTAAGTAAGCACCTTGATTCATAGCTCCCCCCAAATAACCTGCCCCAAATGATGCTTGAGTTTTTACACTTGTTCTTGATAATAAATTTTCTTTTAGAGTAAAAAATAAACCTCTAGGTGATTTAGTATCAATAAACATTTTAGCTAACCTACTTACATCTTTAAGTGCTTTTAAGGGAGCTAAAAAACCATCTCTTAATATAAAATCAGGACCTGATTGAAGAGGCATACCATCTCTTAAATATCCTGTTCCTGATGGTATATCTACTACTTCATAAGGTTGATTACTTGTTCCTGAAGCAGGTCTGTCCCCACCAAATCTTAAATTTTTTAGATTTGTTTTTAAATTAATTAGACGACCCTTAGATGCAGGTGTTTGGGTATAAGACATACAATATTATTTTAGCAAGATGCTCCTGCAGGTAAATTATCTTTATACTTTGCAACACTATCACCTGTGGCTAATCCAGTAGCGTTAGGTAAATCTCCATTACGTGGTCTTACTGATAATTTATCAGGATTTGTATCTAAAGAATACTCAAAATGTAATGTTGAGGTTGCAAAATCAGGTGTAGATGGTGTTGCACCATTGTCTTTTGATAAAGGTGAACCATCTTTTTCTAATTTATTTATTAGTGAATTTTCCATTTTATTAAATTTTATTAATTAATTATTTATTATAAATATTATCCCATATTGGAAGTTGCTAATGCTAATGATTTACCTACTTTGTTTCCATCCATATAAACATCACCTCCACTATTTACGGCTTCTATTAAAGTTTTTAATAGTCTATTTGTTTCAGCCATATCATTTTTTCTACTATTTCCTGTAACTTGGTTTAATTTACTTAATGGAATAACTGCTTCAGATTCACCTCCTTCACCTATCATAGCCATAGTAGGTTTAGTTACAATACCTCCATCTGCTAATCCTACTGCCTCGGTTATTGTTTTACCCCCAAGGAGATCTACTCCTGGAATTCGATTTATTAATTTTATTACACCATCAAATGGTGATAAAACAAAATCAATAATTCCCTTTCCTACACTTTTTAACCCATCCAACATTCCTGAAAAATCTAAATTTATTGCTGAAGTAATAGTTTGTTCTAACCCCTCAAACATAGCTAATATACTATCTATAAGAGGTTCTAATGTAGTAAGAATTAAATCATTTAATATACCAATTAATTTAAAAATAGGTTGTAGTATTTTAAATACAGGATCTAACAATTTCATTATTGAATCTATTAAAGGCATTAAAGGGGTAACAATACCCACAAATAAATCTTGCATTTTTTCCATTGCAGCATTTAATTTATCCTGGGCATTTGCAGATTCCATTTGTTGTAAAATTCCTTCTTCAGCTAAGTCTTTTTTCATTTGTTCAGTCAAAGTACCTTCTTTTAACATTTTATTATACTTTGCTTGAACTTCAGAAACAGATTTAATATCTTTTCCAAATTTCTTTTGTAATGAAGCTATTTTTTCTTGATTCATTAACATATCACCCATTTCATCTCTACTCATACCCATAGCTGCTGCTGTTGCTTCTTGTTGAATACGATTCATATTACCAAATTCTGATGCTGTAATCCCTTGCTTTGCTAATTCTGCTGCTACAGCAGTCATATCATTCATTAATGCTGCTTCTCTTGCTTTTTCTAGATTAAGTTGTTTACCTATTAATAATTCAGCCTCCATTTCTTTTTGAATTGAAGATTCAAAATCTAATAAACTATCTGCTATGTCATTTATTTTTCCTTGTTCAAGACCTAAAAGTTTAGCTTGAAATACTTGTCTTGTTAACTCTTTAGTATTATTTTTAGCAGATAAAGCATTAGCATTTGATATAGTTGCAATTCCTTCTTGTATATCTTTCATACTAAGAGATATACCATTTTGGGCATTCATTTCTTGTGTTACTTCTGCTACTTTTACAAGTTGAGATTTAATAGTACCATCTGCTATCATTGCTTTTGTAGCAAATTTTGCCATTGCTTTTTCTGATAATCCTGTTCTTTCTGAAATTGAAGCAAATTCAGCTGCAAATTCTCCTGAGAATTGAACTGCTGTTCCTAATAAGCTATTTAATGACATTTGAGCAGAAACTACATCTTTTGTACTAACTAAAAGATCTCCACTAGCGTCAGCTGCTTCTTTAGCAGCTACTACTTGAGCTCTACCTTCTTTAACTGATACACCTAAATTCTGGGCTATTTCTTTAGATTGTCCATCAACTAATTGAAAAGCTTGAACTATTTGATCAACTGCTAATGCAATAAGACCTATAGGTCCTAATCCTTTCATTAAGTTTTTAACCATACCCCCAACAGCCTTTCCTGCAACTTTCATTTTACCTCCAAACTTAAGAGGCATTTCTCCTCCTTTAGTTAATTCAGCTGCATATTGTCTTGCATCATCTACGGCATCACCTAGTCCTAATTTATCTGCTACTCCTCCTAAACCTGCTTTACTTAATCCTTGTGTTAATCCCTCACCTATATCTGATAATGCTAAAGCACTTTTTCCTAAAGGTCGCATTGCAGCGTCTATAGTTTCAGCTCTTTTAGCAATTTCTTTCATATTATCAGCTTCATCAGAAAGTTGAGCATTTTGTTCTTCAAATAAATCTAATAAATCATATTGTGTGTTTGTTAAATCAGCACCAGATGAAGCAACTACTTCAAATGCTGAAGCTCCATCTCTTATAATTGAATTAATTTCATCCTGATTTAATGCTAAAGTACCTAAAAACTGCTCAAATTCAGTATTAAAACCTTTTTGGGCCTTATTTAATTTTTCTCTTTCTTTTACTAAATCTTGGAATTTTTTTTCACCTGTTAAAACATCAGCATAATTGTCTGTTATATCTTTAGCTGCTGATGCTACATCTCTAAATGCTTTAGCTGTTTCAGATGCGGCTATAGAGCCACCCATTACTTCTTTTGCTAGTTTTTTAGCTTCATCTGCATAGTCCCTACTGAAAAATAAAACATCTTTAATATTTTCTTTTAATGTTTCAGATGCCTTAGATGCATCCTTGGTGGCCTTAGCACCTTCCTGCATATTTTTTTTAAACTTTTCTCCGTCGGCCATTGATTAGGTTTTATTATAAATATTGAAAGGCATCATTTCTTTGATGCCTTTGTAATATAGGTAGGAGGGGATTTAGATTTTGTTGTGGGTGGGGAAAAAGCTTGTTTTGGAATATTTGCTTTATTAGGATTAGCTAAATCTATGCTATTTCCTTTTTTATTCTTCTTTATAGCAGCATTGTTAGCTTCTTGTTGTGCATTTCTAATTTCTACAATTTCTTGATATGTAAACCTACGTAACCATATAGGCATATTATATATTGTATGCCAATCATACCCCCCACCACCAAAATATACTATACTATTGATGGTTTTAAATAAGTTTACTCTATAGATTGGCGTCAGGCCAAAAAAAGTTGACAGTCATTGGAAGGGAGACTTCCCTTTCAATGCCGTCGCTACTCTCATGGTTAAATTTCAAATCAATGTCTGGTTGAAATGTTTGAATGTGTGATCTAAGTGCTCTTGAATCTCTTGCTAACATATAGGTATCAACAAATTTTCTTATTTCTGATTTATCTGTATTACCATTTACTGATAATATCATATGTTTTAAACGTGTTGATAACTCAGGGCTAGCTTTTTTGTCTATTTTTCTTAAACCATTTACCTCTGCTTTTACTGCATTATCATCTTTAGTAGATAGTAATTTAAATTGAATTAATGTTTCAGAATGAGGTAAAGTATATTCAAATTTATTTACATGTTTTTCTAACATTTTATCTTCATCTAAAGATATTGTTTTTAAATCTTGTAAATCTACAGTTATTTCTTCATTATTATATGTAAAGGTATAATCAGCTCCATAACCTAAAATTCTAGCTGCTACCATAATAGCATTTTTATCACCTACAACTAAATCATCATAACTAACATCTTTACTAACAATTAAAGCTTTTAATAATCTATCAAGAACTGAACCATCTTTGATATAGTTTTGATTTGTTAATATATCTTCTTCTTTAGCTGTCATGTATTTCATTTCAACTTGTCCTGAAGATAGAGGGTTAGATTTAGGGTAAATTAATCCTTTTGAAGGTAAATCTACCATTTCTGTTGGGAACTTATATTCTTCCATAATTTTTATTTGTTAATAACTTAATTTTATTATACATATGTACGATACAAAAAAGCTTGACCGAAGCCAAGCTTAATTGCAAAATATGTAAATTTTCTTTTAGAAATTTAATACGCAGTAATCCATTCCTATTGTTAGTGAAATATTCATTACAGTAGTGTCATCATCCCAATTCATATCACCAAATGCAGCATCTTTAATAAATGCTCCTTTAATAATCCACTCTGATACTACATCACCTACAGGACCTAATACATCAATAGTTAAATCTTTTTTATAAAAATCAGAATAACCATCTCTACCAGTAACTGATTCGTGGTGTAATCTTGTCCATTCCATTACTGCTTGAGCTCCTGAAGGAGTAATAGGATCAAATAATTCCATTGTTAAATCATTCCATCTTAATTTACCTTTTACTTTTCTATAAGTGTTTATATGATTTAATACTATTTCATCCTGCGCGAACCCCATTCCACTAACTCCTTTAATTATATACGATGGTATACCATCAACATACAATATAAATCTATTAGCTACTTTTGGTTCAAAAGCTGTGAAAAATATTTCGTTGGGATCTAATACTGCCATTTTTTATGTTATTTTATTTTATTATAAATATTATTATTTTTCATTTTTACGCTGGGAAAGTTGCTCCAGTTGGTAAAATGTTAAAGTCTAGGTAAATAAATTCAGCTGTTTTAGTTGGTTGTAAATAAACAGCACCAATTAATTCATTTCTATCAATTACATCTGGTGTGTTGTTTGTATTATCCATTACAACTTTAAATGCATATAAACCTTGTCTTTGTTGTACTGATTCTAAGTAAGGATTAACTTGGCTTAAGAATGTATTTCTTGTAGCTGCTGTATTTTGTTCGAATACTAATGTGTCAGCAATTTGTGAAATATAATTTTTAAGTGTAATTAATAATCTTCTTACATTTACTCTATCTAAAGCAGATGCTTTAGTTTGAAGTGTTTTTTGTCCAAATACTACAATTCCTTGTCCTGGGAATGTTGCAATTGGGTTTACTTTTCCAACATACAAATTATCTCTATCAGTGTTAGTTAATTTTCTTTCTGCTTGATTAACTGCTCCCAATCCACCTCTATTAATACCTGCTGGTGCAAACCATGGCTCACCTGCTCTATCATTAAAAGCATAAACACCTGGTATCATTGTTGAAGCTGGAACCCATACTAATTCTCTTGAATCTGGATCTATTACTTGTAGCCAAGGCCAATATGTAGCTACATATGAAGAATCAACTGAAGATGCTTGTGTTGTTACCTGTGTTAATGAAGAATCATAGTTAACTAAATCTCCTACAAATATTGCATCACCTCTAGTTTCGCAATTTGACTGAATTGTAGTCCAACCTGCTCCTGAAGTTCCATTTGCTAATATTAAACCTGGAGCTGTTATTAGATTATATCTAAAATCATCTCTATTAGCTAATAATTCAATTCCTATAGAATAATCTGTCCCTATTAAACCTTGAGCTTGATTATCATTAACATTGTTGTAATATGATGTAGTTGTACCACTTCCTGATATATCTCCTACAGCACCCGCAAATGCTCCTGATTGTGCTACTGGAATTGACCCTGTAAATATATCCTTAGCTGTTCCATTATTATCTAAATAATTTGGAGTTTGATTATAAACCTCAGATACTCTTACAAATCTTGAGGCATTTCGGAAAGACCCAGATGATTGTAAATAATAATTACCAGCTGAGCCTCTTACATTTTGTGCTTGATCACCAATTACTTTTGATATATAATTTGTAGATAGTGGATCTAAAGAAACATTACTAAAAGTTTCAACTACTTGTTTTGCAGTTTCAGTATCATTACCTTGTCTAATTATAACACTAAACACACCTGATGATGTATTAGGGTTTGTAATTTCCCATCTAAAGTTATCAGATGATCCTGATGCTAGAGTACCATTTGCTCCTTGGGCATCACCAGATCCTGTACTATTCATTATAGCACCGTGAGATAATGTTTCTAATACAAATGGTCCTTCAGCATTTGTAGGTCCATCTGAACCTGTAGCTATCATTGATGAAGTTGCAGCTGTAAAGTCTCCTGGAGTTACTCTAGTTACTAATAAAGAAGTTCCTCCATTTTGGAAATAATTATAAGCTGAAATCGATGTAAAGAATGTAGTATTTGATCCGCTATATAAAAATGTACTACCAAAATTAGCTAAGTACTCTGAATAACTAGTTACTAATTTAGGTATATCTGTTTGACCCTTTACAGTTGGTCCAATAATTGCTGCACCAGCTTGTACTGGTCCTGCTGTTATTTGTGATTGGTCGTTTTCTCTTGCTAAAACACCCGGTGATATTAATACTTCTGCCATTTTTTATGTTGTTTTATTTTATTATAAATATTGTGTTTTTTTTAAAAAACTACTCTATTGGAGTAAATTCTCCTGTTTCTAATGAGATATTTCCTTTACCATATTTTTTTTCTAAGTTTAGAGCTATTTCCTCTTCCCTTTTTTGTATTTCTGATAATTCTTTTTCAAAATCTTTTTTTCTTTTATTGAGATTCATTATAGCTATCTCAACATCTCCTACATTACTTACTAAAATTTGGAAATCTTCTCTTACTTTTTTTATATTATCGATTTCGGTTTCAGTTAAAACTTTTACTTTTGACATTACTTTTATTTATTAGTTAATTGTTGATTTTATTATCAATTATACATATTAATAAATTATTTAAAAATTAAAATATCTTAATTATTCTTGTGCAGGAGATGATGGTATTCTATTTATATTAATTTTATCTGATGGGAGTTTTATTTAGTGGAGGATCTACATAATTTACATTATCTGTATGGGGAATATTTGTTCTATTAGGTTGAGGGGGATCTATATCATTTATATTACTTACTGCTTCAGAATTAAATGTAATTGAAGCCTTAGAATTATACTTTTTAATTGATGATAAATCCTTTTGAAGGATATTAGGTACTATATACCCATACATTTTTATACTGAAGGTACTTTTAACTAATCTATCTTGATCAGCAGGCATTTCAACATTAGTTGCTACTGAATCAATTCTAGCTCTAAATTGGTATCTTTCAGGATTACCCCAATATGAATCCGATGCATAATTTATTGCTTCAATTATTCCATTCATTTGTTCCATATAATATGTTGAAATAATACAATCATAATTTAATGTTACGTAATCAGGAACTACAACAGCGTACATATCTTTAACAGGTCTTCTATTATTTAATATATTAAATTTATCATATGTATTTTTATTATCATAAGTTTTTTCAAATATTCTATAATTATTAGGGAAATTAGCATCTAATTTATTAGTAATATTTCTATTTTTTTCAATGTTAGTCCTTTTAAAAGTAATTAAAGGCATCATTATTCTACCTTTTCTATCTCTAAAATATCCATCTTTTTGAATTTGATTCCATCTTTCAGAATCAGCATAAATAACAGGAACTTCTTCCCTTCTACCATTTTGAATTACAGTAGGTTTAATTACGTTATTAAAATAATAAAGTATAGTTTCATCAATATCATATAAACCAACTGAGAAGGGTTTTACATTATCATCTTTAAAAGAAACTTGATTGCTTCTATCAGTTTTTTCATAGGCAGCATTATTAGGATTACCTGCTTCCTCAGAATAAGGATGATGCATTCCTTTACTTATTTCTCTTTGAGATTTTGGTACTACTTTTCTTCCTTTACTTGACATGTTTTATACTTGATATTAATCTTTCTTCTGATATTCCTACTCTATCTGCTGGTACATAATGTGCTTCTGCTATTATAGATACATCATAACCAAAACTAGCTAAATCTGAATTACCATATGGGTTATACCCATCATCATCTTGGTTAGGGTATTGTGGATCTTTTCCTACAAATAATTGATTACTAATTATATTATAAATTTCATAATATCCATTTTCATACCATATAATATCTCCTACTTCAGGAACAATTTCTCCAATTTTACCAGATCCATTGGATTCTACTCCTACTAAATCATCTCTTAAAAATCTAAATGTACGTCCTCCTGCAAAATCAATACCTAAGTCTGTGTTAGGAGAACTTTGATCTTGTCTGTCAATTAATGTATTAAGTAACATTGGAGCTTCATAATATTTTTCTTCAGCTGCTTCTCCGTAAATATTAACATTAGTTTCTTCTAATCTAAATTTATAAAGAGCACACTCTTGAACAATAATATCCCACATTAGTTCTCTACTAATGCCCCTAAACATACTTACATCTCTTGCTCCTCCAAATAATGCCATATTATCCTATATAAATTGGGTAAGGTACTGCTGCTTCTATTTTTTGTAATGATTCAGCTTCTTCTGCTTTTGTTGCTAATAAATTCTTTCTTGATGTCTCATCAAAATATTCTCTTAATCTTGTTATTAATGCCTCTTTTTCTGAAGTTGCTGCAGATAATAGGTCAGATTGATTTAATGTTGCTTCTGCTCCTGGTATAGGTACTGTTGTATATTTACCTCTAATATATCCTAATACTTCTTTACATACAGCTAAAGTATAATCGAATATCCAACTTCTACCAATTGAATTGATTTCACAATAATCAGGATTACAATAGTTAACATTTGAAACATTTGTTACATTATATTGCCCATCAGGATATTTAGAAATTGGATCATTTCTATCTGATAATTTTATATATTGGAACCATAAAGTTCCACTATTTTGAGGTATTGGAAATATTCTTAAATTATTATTTATAAGTTCAAATGAAAATTGAGATTTTCTAATTTGATCATTTAATTCTATAGCTTGGATTTTTTGTAAATCAAAACTAATAGGCATTAACATAAAATTAATTGCTGGAGAATAATTACCCCAACCAAAAGTATCCATCATATTCATCATACCAGTACCAGTACCAGCATAAGGATCAAAAAACTTAACAATAGCAGGTGTTGCTTCATAAAATACTCTTTTTATTTCAATAAAGTCTTTATTATCTAATCCTAAAGATTCAGAAGCCCAAGTTTTTAAATCATAATCTTGCACACCAGCAGTTATAGGTATAGAACCTGAATACCAGGGAGTTGTTCCTCCAGTACCTGCTTCTTCTCCATATTGTTCTGTATAACGTACTACACTAGCAAAGTTAGGAGTTATTAACTCATGATTTAAATTTGAGGCTGTTGGTGATCCCTCAATTGATAAATAATTTTCTCTTACTTTATAAGCATATAATTCATTGCCATAAGTAGTTACGGCATCTTCAAATGCTGCATAAAAATTTAAATCTTGTAATTCAACATCCATAATAGGATAACCTAATCTTCTTGCTACATATGTTACTACTTTATCAGCATCTGTTTGAAAATCAATTTGGTTATCATAAAATCCAAAAGGTGTATCTCCAGGAAAAAATGATGATGAACCAGGATAAATAGGGATTACAGCCATAATTTTATTTTTGTTATAAATATGGAAAAAAATTGTTTAATCAACAATTATCTTAATACAATAATAATCTTTTTTAGTAAAATATTTATATTTCATTTCTTCAGTAGGTGGATTAACACTAACATGGTTAAAAGTAACTTTTCTATTATTTATTTTAGAAGTATGGTCTGCTACTTCTTTTGTAAAAGGATTATAATAAGTTATTATACCTTTAGGTTTTAAATATTTTTTTAATGTAGGTAGTAAATTATAAAAATTTTTATCTTCCCATGTATCATGCATTATACCATCATATTTTTTATTAGGAATACTATTAAACCAATCACCTTTTATAGGAATAACATTGGGTTTATTTTTAGCCCATTTTAATAATCTATCAAATATTTGATTATTAATTTCAATTATAGTATGAGATTTAATATTATGTTGTTGTATAAAATTAGAACATATACCCATACCAAATCCTATTTCTAATATATCACCACCATTTTCAGTTACAATTTTAGCATGTTCTTTCATAATGGGAGTTTCCCACTCCATCATTATTTCTTTTTCATTTTCATCTAGAATTTTATCTTTTAGAAATGTATACATCTAACAAGAAGTTGGAGCAGTTTTTAAAACTCCATTGTAACCTAATTGAAATTGGGAAAATGATCTTCCTGCACCTATACCAGTATATCCATTTTGACCATTAACTGGGTATAAATAATTTTGATCCCAAAATAATACTGATCCAACAGCTAATGTAGATGAAGGTGAATATACAGTACCACCATCACTTAAACCACTAGTCATATCATCACAAGCTGCAGCTGTTGATTCCCAGGGTTCAACTTGACCTGGAGTTCCTGATGTAAAATTATTTGCTAATAAAGTATGAGCAGTTGCTGTTGGTAATGTTATTTCATCAGTCATAAAACAATTAGTTTCATCTTTATCACTAGAATCTGTATCCATATAACCTTGTACTGGAACATTACATATAAAATAATCTCCAGCATTAGCTGACGTTCCTGTTCCTGATCCATTCCCAAAATATGCTTTTGATGAGTGTGGTGAGGTTGAGCTTTGTCCTGAGAATGATTTTGCTTCTTGAAATACATCAGATTTATTAAATCTCATAACTACATCAGCATACCCAGTTGATGGGGGAGCAGATCCTGAAAAACCTGAAGAAACAAATGCATTCCAAGCACAAGTCCCCCCTACCATAGCTATTCTTGCATGAGCTCGTTTTCCTGTAAAAAATGTTTGATTTGATCCATTACCATCTGCTTGAGATTCAGCTGCAAATAAAGTTTTTCCTATACCTCCAGTTAAAACATCATTATCAAAAACAACACAACAATCACCTGAAAAATAACTTCCTCCTCTAATTGCTGAGTTTGCTGAAGTGGAAGCAAAAACGTTTTGTTTTCCAGAACTTAATGATCCTATTATAGTTGCAGCACCACCTCCTGAATCTACTCCTTTAATAGTTCCTCCTCCACCTGTATTTGTTCTTCCTACTTCTGCATTATTTACTGCAAAAGTATGACCATCTGATGAATACCAACCATAAAGATGTTCTGAAGATAGGGGATACATTGCTGATGTATCACTTGTAGGACCTTGTCCTCTCCAACAACAAATAAGTTTATCACTTATAATAAAATAATTTCCTGTTGAGGACATTGTATATGTGTCATCAAATTGATCTCCACCCCCACTAACATCCCAAGCACCTAACTCATGGGTATGAACAGAAGTTAAACTCGTTCTATTAGAATTACCTGTAGATGTAAATAATACTTGTACACTTGCTATTTCATTAGATAAATTTTGAAGATAAAGTATAGGTGAAGATCTATCTCTTCTTGTAGCAAAACAAAATCCAGCATACCCACCATATGCTCCTTGCATTCCAGGATAATTAGTATGATGACAAGTAAAAGGTCTAGAACCATGAATTTGATCACCTTTTACTAATGCTGCTAATGAAGTTGTGTCTCCTCTATTAGATAAAGTAGCTACACCTGTACCATTTTTGCTAATTGTGTTTGAGTCTTCAAAAGTTGTAATTAAATAAGTTCCATTATGTGCTATAAAAATAGTATTACTAAGATCACCTTTAACAGAACCATTAATCATTTTTCTTTTATAAGAAGTAGTATTTGTTGAAATATTAGCAAATCCCCCAAAACTTCCAGAAAGAGCATAATCACCAGAAGGGACAATTTGAGTAGCCGCATCAGGAAGTGATGCTTGATTTCCTGTTACACTAGCCATATCTTGTAATGATATATTACTTTCATAGGCATCATCATAAGAGGAAGCAGACCACATTTGATCTATTCTGACCCATGTTTTTCCAAAGGGTTGATTTGCCATGTTTTATTGATTTTTCTTTAATTCATCAACTTCATCTTTTAGTTCTTTAACAGCTTCAATTAGTAATGCTACTAATTTATCGTATTTAACTGCTTTATAACCATTTTCTCTAGTATTAACTAATTCTGGTAGTATAGCTTCTATTTCTTGTGCTATAACACCTATATCATGTCCTTCATTAGCATGTATTTTTTTATCTTTGTTCTCTTCAAATTCTAACCAATCAAAAGTTACACCTCTAATTTTAGATACTTTATCTAAAGCATTAGGTATAGGTAATATATTAGTTTTTAATCTTTTATCTGATGAGTAAAATGCTATTATATCATTAGTTGCTCTAATTAATCCTGTTGTTGTAACACCTGTAGTACCTACTCCTAATCCTGCTGAAGTAATATCAACATAATTTTCACCTACTTTAAGTGAACCCGCTCCTCCTAAACCTTTAACAACTGTATTGAAATCTTCATTTGCCCCATTAAGTGTAGCATCTTGTGAGTTAAAATCAAATTCATAATCCCCAGCAGGACTACTTATAGTTATTTTGTGAGTTGAAGCATTATATTGAAAAGCAGATTCAGCATTTAAAACCCCTGTACTATTATCACCAGTAACTATTCTATTATCAGCATTATTATTTATAGTTGCTGTTCCTGTTATACCTTGTATACCCTGCGAACCTGTTCCACCTGTTCCACCAGTTATACCTTGAATACCTTGTGAACCTGTACCTCCAGTTCCACCAGTTATACCTTGAATACCTTGAGAGCCTGTACCTCCTGTTCCACCTGTAATACCTTGTTTACCTTGAGTACCTTGTGAACCTGTACCTCCGGTTCCTCCTGTTATACCTTGAATACCTTGAGAACCTGTAGAACCTCCTGCACCTGTAGCACCTTGTGTACCTGTAGTACCTTGTGTTCCTGTTGTTCCTTGAGAACCTGTACCTCCAGTTCCACCAGTAATACCTTGAATACCTTGTGTTCCTGTAGTACCTTGAGAGCCTGTACCTCCTGTTCCACCTGTAGTACCTTGTTTACCTTGAGTACCTTGAGAACCTGTTCCACCTGTTCCACCTGTAGTACCTTGAACACCTTGTGTTCCTGTAGTACCTTGTGTACCTGTTGTTCCTTGAGAACCAGTTCCACCAGTTCCTCCAGTTATACCTTGAATACCTTGTGAACCTGTACCTCCTGTTCCTCCTGTTATACCTTGAATACCTTGTGTACCCGTAGTACCTTGCGAACCTGTTCCTCCTGTTCCACCTGTAGTACCTTGTCTACCCTGAATACCTTGGGTACCTGTTGTTCCTTGAGAACCTGTTCCTCCTGTTCCACCTGTAGTACCTTGAGTACCTGTTGTACCTTGAATACCTTGAGAACCTGTAGAACCTCCTGCACCTGTTGCTCCTTGAATACCTTGGGTACCTTGTGAACCTGTTCCTCCTGTTCCACCTGTAGTACCTTGTCTACCTTGAACACCTTGGGTACCTGTTGTTCCTTGAGAACCTGTATCTCCTTTATCACCTGATGTTACAAATGATACTATAATATCTTCACCATTTGAAAATGGGGATGTTGCTGAAGCTGCTGTTACTGTAATATTTAATATCCACCAAGGAATTGGGATACCTGTTTGTGCTTCTAAATCAGTAACTGATGCTACAATAAATTGAGATGAATCTGTTCTATTTGATATTCTAATAAATCCCTTTACTGCTGATGTAACATTATCCATAGTAGTAAGGAATGAATTTATTGAGTTCCCATCATCATCAGTTGAATCTATATACGCATTTGTAGCTGTATTTTGAACAGCTTCATTTAATCTAATTTCTCCTGTTCCAGGATCTCCTGCACTTGTTGATGAATCAAAAGTAAAATCAAATGTAGCACCACCAAAATTACCATCTGTTCCTTGTGTACCTGTTGTACCTTGTCTACCTTGAATACCTTGTGTACCTGTAGTACCTTGTCTACCTTGAGTACCTTGTGTACCTGTTGTACCCTGAGCACCTGTAGTACCTTGAGTACCTGTTGTACCTTGAATACCTTGAGAACCTGTAGAACCTCCTGCACCTGTTATACCTTGAATACCTTGTGAACCTGTACCTCCGGTTCCTCCTGTTATACCTTGTATACCTTGGGAACCTGTTCCACCTGTATTCCCTGTTATACCTTGAATACCTTGAGAACCTGTAGTACCTGTAGTACCTTGTTTACCTTGAGTACCTTGAGAACCTGTTCCACCTGTTCCACCTGTTACACCCTGAATACCTTGTATACCTTGAGAACCTGTAGAACCTCCTGCACCTGTAGCACCTTGTGTACCTGTAGTACCTTGTACACCCTGAGTACCTGTAGTACCTTGGGAACCTGTTGTACCCTGAGCACCTGTAGTACCTTGAGTACCTGTTGTACCTTGAATACCTTGTGAACCTGTAGAACCTCCTGCACCTGTTACTCCTTGAATACCTTGAGTACCTGTTGTGCCTTGTTTACCTTGAGTACCTTGTGTACCTGTAGTACCTTGTACACCCTGAGTACCTGTAGTACCTTGGGAACCTGTTCCACCTGTTCCACCTGTAGTACCTTGAACACCTTGAATACCTTGTGTACCTGTTGTTCCTTGAGAACCTGTATTTCCTGTTGAACCTGTAGTACCTTGTTTACCTTGTGTACCTTGAGAACCTGTACCTCCAGTTCCACCAGTAATACCTTGAATACCTTGAGTACCTGTAGTACCTTGTGAACCTGTAGTACCCTGAACACCTTGTGTTCCTGTAGTTCCTTGTTTACCTTGAGTACCTTGTGAACCTGTAGAACCTCCTGTACCTGTAGTACCTTGAGTACCTGTTGTACCTTGAATACCTTGTGAACCTGTAGAACCTCCTGCACCTGTTGCTCCTTGAATACCTTGTGTACCCGTTATACCTTGTATACCTTGTGCTCCTGTAATACCTTGTTTACCTTGAATACCTTGTGTTCCTGTAGTACCTTGAGTACCTTGATCTCCTTTATCACCTGTAGTTACAAATGATACTATTACTTCTTCACCATTACTAAATGGAGCTGATGCTGATGATGCTTGTGAAGCAATATTAATTATCCACCATCCTGTTTGATCTTCAAGATCTGATATTGAAAATAGTATAAATTGAGCTGCATCATCTTTATTAGATATTCTAACATGACCTTTTACAGCAGATGTAACAGCATCTATTGAGGCCATAAATGATGAAATATCATTTCCATTTTCATCTAAATCATCAATATACATATTACCTGCTGAAGCTTGAGTTGCAGATGATAATCTAACATCTCCTGCTCCTGGATCGGATGAAGCAGTTGATGTATCAAAAGTATAAAAGAAAGTAGCACCACCAAAGTTACCATCTGTTCCTTGTGTACCTGTTGTACCTTGTTTACCTTGAATACCTTGTGTTCCTGTTGTACCTTGTCTACCTTGAGTACCTTGTGTACCTGTTGTACCCTGAGCACCTGTAGTACCTTGAGTACCTGTTGTACC